ACCCCCCCCCGGCCCTCTCTTAGTCGAGAAAGGACGCCATATGAAAGACGACAACAATAAAAAGAAGTTCGAGGCAATCTTTGAGATTGACCCCGCAACTAATGAGCCTATCGTATACAGTGTGTCCGCAGCTGGATCCTTTCAGGATGAAGTGGACAGCGTGTCTGACAGAGCCAAAGACCTAAACGCCGAGATGGATAGACTCCAGAAGCAGTTCGACTTCCTTAGCCAAGTCCTTGACTACGGCAAACCCGAAGAGGTTACAGTCGAAGAGGTTGGCGTTGAGCAAGCGCCAACTGAGGATGCTGAGGTCGAGGTTTTCGAGGTTGAAACCCCAGCCCAAGAGGAGCCCGCTGCTCCAGAGGTTGAGGTTGAGGTTGAGGAGGTCGCCCCAACAGAGACTCCAGAGACACTTGGTCTCAGTTCCCCTGAGGTCGCCCCAGAGGCTTCTCCAGGAGAGACACCTGAAAGCCTTGGTCTGACTCGACAGGATGACGAAGTCGCCCCAGAGGCGACCACAGAGGCCCCAGAGGCTGTCACAGAGGAGGCTCCAGAGGAGGACGTCTCAGAACAACCACAAGAAACTGAAAACAACCAAGATCAGGAGTAGATTGTGATTAAGAGAATCCCTCTCGTTAAAACCGAGGGCCTAGAAGATATGTCCACCAAAGAGCTGAGACAGGCCGCAAGGGACGATGTGTTCCTTGGAAAAGAGGGTCTGATCGGGACAACCCCCGTTGTGTACGCTTTGGTGGTAACAGATGGCCATGATATGCTCTGGAATGAAGATGAGAACGGGGAAATGAGGTGCTACATCCCATATGGAGTAGACTTCAGAACCTTTTTTACACCAAGAGCTAGCAAGATCCACACTAGGGCTGACGATGCAGCTTTGGTTGCTCTAACAAGACCCTTTGATTCTTTTCTGCCTCCTATTAGGACAATGAAAAAGATTACAGAAATTAGGGACTCAAAAGTTGCGTTCCTAACTCGCGATGCCCTAGTCGTTCCAAAGACCCTGTACATCAAAAAGGACAGAGTGAGACTCTGGGGGCACGACAGGTACGAGAACATAGCTGTGTCAGAGACTCTCTATGCCACTGGGCAACCAAGAGATCTTCTGAGTGACCTATTCATCAAAGCTATGGTGTACAACGATGTGGAGCTTCCAGAAAAAGACCTCCCAAACACCTTTCCTGAATTTTAAGCATGTCTTCTTACGATAGAAATGTAGCAACATGGGATCAGGTCTTCATGGGCATGGCTGAGACTGTGGCCAGAAGATCCAAAGACCCAAGAACCAAAGTGGGTGCCGTCATTGTCTCTGAGGACAAGACTGACATCTCTTCGGCATACAATGGCTTTCCCACAGGAATGACAGAAACCGACTCAAGGTGGGAAGACAAGTACCAGTACGTGATTCACGCAGAGCTTAATGCGATATTAAACGCAAAAAAGGACTTGCGCGGGTGGACTTTGTATTGTACAATGTTTCCATGCAGGGAGTGTACAAAAGTAATCCTGCAAACAGGGATTAAAAGAGTAGTTTATTTGCAAGCCCACTCGGCTTCAGTAATTGGGACAATCGATGGCTCAAAAGGGCTATTCGCAGAACGAGGAGTTAAAGTTGAACAGTTCAGTAATTGATCTACTTGACGGAAATCAAGACATTGTTGAGAAAGCCTTCCAGAAGGTTCGCAGATTCCTAGAGAGGGACGAGTTTGTCAACGAGATTTATATTCGTCTAGCCAAGTACTTGAAACTCGATAAGGTTAGAAGCAACAATCAGTTTAGAATGTACCTATGCAAAGTCGCCTATCATGTTGTCTCAGAGCAGCTTAAGGCGAACAGCCCACGCTCCACGCTCATGGCCGGGGGCAGGTCTGACAACTATGACAAGTTGGCTGAAAGCCAAGACGGCTATATTAGAGAAGCAATGGCTAGAACTCGACTTGGTGAGAGAGACCACTCGGACGACATCAACTTCTTCCTGTCCCTCAAGTCAACTTTGACAAACGAGGAGTTCCAGGTGGCAGAAATGCTCATCAGTGGTATGAAGATGAGTGAAATTGCACGAACTCTGGACAAAAGGTATGGAGAGATTAGAAATAAGATTGTGGCCAGCATTGGCCAGAAGATGAAGAATATCAACAAATAGTAAAACAAAGATAATACATTGACACAATAGTGGAACATAGTGCTATTAAGTTAATGGAAATGGTGGTAATATGCCTCTTTATGAAATGAATTGCGACTGTGGGCACGGCGAAGACCTCTTCGCTTCGTTCTCAGAAGGCCCTCCATCCGGAGTCGAGTGCTCCGAGTGTGGGGAGGAAATGTATCAAAACTTTGGAGCTTCAGCTGGCTTTATCCTAAAAGGCCAAGGCTGGGCGGGCAAAGAGATTAGCGGCAGAGGGGATGTTGGTAAGCTCGAAGAGCAGGCTGACGAGATTCTGCACCAAGACAAGAGGAAGCAGGAAGACGTACAGGATGTGACTGACATCAGGAGACAGGGGACTGCTGCCAGGAAAGACCTTCAGAAGAAGAATCCTGAGAAGTGGAATAGGTACGTAGAAGCAACAAGGGAAGGCTACAAAGCCAAGCCTGCCAAGCCCGAAGGAGGGGCTGAGTAATGAAGAGCTTCCCACATAAGTCCATGGGGCTGTGTACGTCCTGTGGGACAAAGACAATGTTTGACATCTCTGCCCTAGGAATGAGAACTAGGATCGAGACCCTCGACATTGATCTGGATGAAAACCTCACAGAATCTGAACAAGAAGAAAAATACAGCAATGCGGACTTTGTGGCGCTCTGCCCAAAGTGTTGCGCTAAACAGAACTTTATCTCACAAGCATGCAAGTCGTGCTCTGAGTTTGACACATGTAACGGCAAGGTCACTGAAAAATATAAGAAGTGGCTCGATTCAATAGAGGGGGTTTAACGTGGCACAGTGCAACTGGATTTGGGTAAGGCTCAACGCAACAACAAATGGGGATCCTGCCCTCTTCAAGACTGAGACCAACGCAAACGATTGGCTTCAGTCCATGGGGCTGTGTGCGTCCTGTGCGACAAAGACAATGTCTGACATCTATGCCCTACAAGAAGAAAAATACAGCAATGCGGACTTAGTGGCGCTCTGCCCAACGTGTTGCGCTAATCAATAGAAGGAGTTTAACATGGCACAGTACAACTGGATTTGGGTAATGCTCAACGCAACAACAAGTGGGGATCCTGTCCTCTTCAAGACTGAGACCAACGCAAACGATTGGCTTCTACGAAACAAGCCAGGAATTCTTAGTCGCACCCAGGTGGGCCCTAACAACTGGACCTTCGGAAGCCAAGAGCCAAAGATCACACTAAAGAAGATTCGCATTCTAGGCAGCGACGACCTAGGCGTTTAATAGTACACCGGGCACTCTTTAAAAGAAAGATATACAGACAATGGACTTTCCAATTAGAGGACAGCATACCGCCCTGTGTGGTTTGCAGTATGGAGACGAAGGAAAGGGCAAGTTTAGCCACTTCCTTTCTGAGAACGGTGGGTACGACATCTTCTGTCGATACAATGGAGGGGGAAATGCTGGGCACACCATTTACAACAATGGAGTGAAAATCGTAACCCACTTCCTGCCCGTAGGCATTGTAAACCCAAACATCACATGCGTTCTTGCAAACGGGATGGTTATAGACCCAGTTGCTCTCATCAAGGAGATCACTGAGGTTGCAGAAGCTCTAGAGGAGCCTGTGTCCGACGTTTGCTCTAGAATCTTGATCTCGAACAAGGCTCACGTTGTGACTGCAAAGCACATCGCCCTAGACAGCGAGAGAGAGAGGTCTCAAAACCTTGGAACCACAAAGACTGGCATTGGCCCAACTTACGAGGCCAAGATAAATAGAACCGGGACTACGTTTGCCGACATTGTTCAAAACAGAGACCCAAGGTTCCCGAAGTTCCTTTCTCTGCTAAGCCAGAATGTGGTAAGCACCGAGATCTTCCTTTTGGAGGCCGACGAGGCTGGCAAGAGAATCTTCTTTGAGGGGGCCCAGGGCGTCCTTTTGGATCTGGACCTCGGCCACTACCCAACCGTAACCTCATCCAACTGCACGGTACACGGTGTAGGTACCGGAGCAGGGTTTCCAGTTTCAAAAATTACAGAGGTAATCGGGGTGTGCAAGCCTTATAACACTAGGGTTGGCGCAGGACCATTTGTTGCTGCCATGACCCCAGAGGAAGACGAAGAGACTAGGTCTCTAGCCGGAGAGTTTGGCGCAACCACAGGCAGGCCAAGGGCTTGCGGGTGGTTAGATGTATATGCGCTTAAGTACGCAGTAAAGGTGGGAGCAGTTACCTCTATCGCCATTGCTAAGATGGATATTTTAAATACAATGGTTGAAATTCCTGTTTGTGTGGGGTATACTTACAGGAGAGAGACTCTAACAGAGCTTAGAGACTTTCCTGTTGGCGCTGAGTCCTACAAGTGCGAGCCAGTCTTTGAGAACTGGGCAGGCTGGGGCGAAGAAGAGAACTACGACCAGTTTCTTGCAAGGCTAGAAGCGTACGTGGGCGTCCCTGTGTCCCTCATTGGCAACGGACCTGGGCCAGAAAAAACACACTTTGCGAAAGATGGAATAGTATGAACTCCCTCATTAAAAAGTTATTCAGCCTAGAGTCAGCCTTTCAGGTTCTAAGGGGCGTTGCCATTGGAATGGTCGTCCTGCTTGTTCTAAAGGGCCCTATAGGTATCGAGCTGATGGAGGTTCAGGGAACCAGCATGATGCCGTCTATCGAGGATGGCTCCATGACTTTGGTTACCACTAAGTTCAACCTAGACAGGTTTGACATTGTGGTTCTAAAAGAAGACAACGCAAACGGGGTTCCTGGTTCAAGGCTTTTGATTAAGAGAATCATCGGTTTGCCAGGAGAGACGGTTACAATCAGAGCAAATTCTATCACCACAGAGGCAGGAGACTTCCCTCTGATGGAAGAAATGTATCCTAGGAGCGACTACTCCACCATTTGGGAGTACACTCTAATCCTAGGCGACGACGAAGTCTTCGTAGGGGGAGACAATCGCCCCGCATCACTAGATTCAAGAAGTATAGGCCCTGTAAAGATTACAGATATTGTTTCAGAGTACCTGTTCTCTTTGCCGTTCTAAGAAAGGACAAGATATGGCACGACCAACTAAGTACACTCACGAGCATGACAGCGAGATTGCACGTAAGTATCAGGAAGACAAGGTGAGCCTAAGGTCTCTAAGTAGGGAGTATGAGATTCCCGTTATGACCATTAAGCGCCGACTAATTAAGATGGGTGTAGAGATTAGAAATATCTCAACTGCAATGACCCTTCACCACCTGCGCCGCAAAGACGTAGATAATTCTACTGAAGCGGCAAAGGCAAGCAATGACGGGCTCCAAAGGGCAAACGGCGTTATTAACTTTGATGATGATCCAGTCTTCACCAACGATGAAGACGAAAACGATGAGTGGATTTCCTAAATGGACTTTCTAAAGAAAAAAGCTAACCCAATCAACGGCAAGGAGTTTGTCCTCAAGGACCACTTCGCCTCCAAAGATTTTGTCTTGACAGACAAGGGTCAGCCTTTCGTTCGACATGACCCACTGCTCAGAGTCGCTAAGGCGGTTTTGGGCATCAAGGGTAAAAACGTCCAGGTCAATCAGACCCCAGACAAGGGGAATGAGTGGTCTGCCACTGTCACGGTCACATATAAGTTCGGTGACGATAGCACATTCTCTTGTGCTGGAGATTGCAGGAAGTCAACCTCCAAGGATGGCTTCGACAGCTACACAACAGCTATGGCTGAAACAAGGGCCAGCGCAAGAGCGCTGAGGTTCGCGTTGGGTGTAGACATCTGTTCTGCAGAAGAGATTGCTAACATTGACAGCATGGGTTCTCAGGATCAGGATGAGCTGGCTGAAGAGAATCAGCTAGCTATTCTTAAGTCTAAGTATATGAACCAGTACGGCTTTAAATTGGAAGAAATCCAGGAGATTTCAGGTGTTGAGTATCTTGAGGAGTTGACAAGGCATGGTGCCGTGGAGTTATTCAAAGAGCTCAACAAGCGGAAGAACCGCAAAGGAAGGAGATCTTAATGGAAGATCTACTATGGCAGTTTGGCCCGTTCGCACTTACCGTTCTCGTCCCTGTTGTCTACGTTGCTGTTGCAATTATTGCAAAGCGTGCGGCAACTAAGGTTGGGCTCAGTATCGAGCAGGCTGATATCCTTGAGGGTCTTCTAGACGCAGTAGTCGCAAAAGGCGTAATTTACGCTGAGCAGATTGCTAGTCAGAAGGCAGCTGAGGGCAGAGAGATTCACGGCTCCGAGAAGCTATTCGTAGCTATCGACTTCATCGTGACCGCTCTTAGTACTCTTGGTGTTGGAGCTATCGCTCGTGAGGCACTTATTGCTCGCGTCGAAGCGGCTCTCGGTCAAGCAAAAGCTGAGGGCCTAATCGCCTAATTCTCTTGCTCCTTTTGGAATGGGGTCGGCCTTAGGGTCGGCCCCATACATTTATAAAACAACATATAGTAGAGAGGCCCAAATACTGATGAGAAAACACATTCTAGCATCAGCACTGATCGTACTGGGACTTGCATCAGGAGTTGTCGCAACAGCAGATGACATTGATTCCTCAGTACAGAGCGCCCTTCTGGACTCAACGCTAAAAGTACTGGTAGTTGACAGCGGAAACACAACTAGAACCCTGTCCGCCGGGAGCGCCACAGTCATCCAGAATGAGCTAATCGACCACGAAGTACTTGGTCCCGTTAGGCGAGTAACAATCATTACCGCCAACCATGTGCTAGACGAAACAATGAAGCCTGAGATTGATCATGCTCTGTTGCTCAAGAAGTTGAGCCCAAGCAACACCGATGACAGTCCTACATGGAGAATGGTTCCAGCTACAGAGTATAGGTTTGTCAATTACGTTAGAGATTCGGTAGGGAACATTTCGTCGGAGAAGTCCTTCAATGTCAGCCGAAGCGAAGATGTTATGAGTTATAGAATTGTTAGAAGTCGAGAAGTCGATATTGCTTTTGTTATTATTGACTTTAAGGCTAGATCCAAAATTTTAAAGGGGATTACCCCCGGCCTAAGAGCTTCTTTTCAAGAGATCAGGGAGATGAAGATTGGAACAGGCTTGCTCATCGCTGGCTGCCCAATGGTCGTTGACCCAATCGTGTTTAGGAATCGTCTTGTTCAGAAGGACATGGTCGAATTAAGCTTCACTTGGTATCCTTTTATCGGTCACATGGTTTCCCGTGTTCTCACAGGAGGAAATAGTGGCGGAGGGGTGTATACCGAGGATGGCAAACTAGTAGGGGTTGTAACCCTGAGGCTTGGTGATGACTTTGGAGCGTATTCGGGACTCGAACACGTTCTGCCTTTTATCATCGATGACCCAGATCTACTTGGTTTGTTCATTAGCTAGAGAAGGTACAAGTTGACTTTAAAAAGAAGACTTCGTATTGCCGTTGATTTTGACGGCACCTGTGTTGAAGAGAGATATCCGGGCATTGGAAAAGAGATGCCGGGCTGTATTAAGTCTCTCATGGACTTGCAGCTACAGGGACACACCCTTATCTTGTGGACATGTAGAGGCGGAGAGCCCCTAAAGAACGCCGTGAACTGGCTTGCAGATCGTGGCATTCATTTCGACTGGGTTAACGTTAATTGTAAAGCTGAGATTGATGAGTGGGGCAATGACCCTCGTAAGGTTGCTGCTGATATTTATATTGATGACAGAGTACTTGGAGGATTCCCAGGATGGTCAAACGTCATGGAGGCAATAAACAGAAAGTGCTCGTCGTAGGAGGCGCAGGCTTCACAGGGTCTAAGTTAAGCAGGGAGCTGTGCAGTATTGGGCACAGTGTCTTGGTTGTGGACAATCTATCTATGGGCAACCTCGCTAACATCGAGGACATGTACAACCTAGACAACTTCCAATTTATTAAATCGGACGTGACCGACCTCGACATCCCCACCGGGGTCGGCACAATCTTCTTCTTGCCACGCCCAAACACCTCAGACCACAATCAGGTATACAGGACTCAGATAGAGGGCCTAAGGCGCTGTCTAGACTACTGTGAGACAAACATCACAAGGATGGTCTATGGAAGCACACAGAGGGCCACAGGCCCCATAGAGGGGTCTCACCTTTCGTCTGACTATTATCTAAGCAGGTCTTACGGAGAGACTATGGTTAGAGCTAGCTACGAGAAGACTCAGCTGGGTTCAGCAATAGTGAGGATGCCCAGCGTTTATGGTCCTGGACAGAAGTCAAAGCAGATTGTTAGCAAGTTCTTGGGCTTATGCAGGTCTGGGATCAACCTAGAGGTCTTCAAGGAGGCCGGGCAGACTAGGTCATACCTTCATGTTGATGACTTCGTAGAGATGTGTCTTGAGATAATGGAAGAAGTTAAGCTTGACTCGTTTAGTGTGTATGAGCTTCCCGGTAAAGATGTCCTAACAGCCAAGGAGGTTGCCAACTTGGTTAAAAAGGCAACTGGCAGTGCTATTAGGATAGTGGAGGGACATAGGAGGTTCGTCCACTCCAGACAGTCAGTCCCAGGACAGGGAACTAAGAGAACCAAGTATAAGCCCAAGAAGGACTTAGCGTCGTTTCTTGAGGAAGAAGCAAAGAGGAACCAATGAGCGACTTTGTTAACAGGTGTGAAAAGCACCCAAATTACAAAGGAATCAAACCAACAAAGCGGGACTGCTCAGGCTGCAAAGCCATATTCTCTCGTAGACAAGAGCTAGAGAGAGCCAAGGGCGGCCTATTCCCATCACTGACAACGCAGGGGCAGTACTTTGGAGTTCCACACATTCTAGCAGAGATGTCATGCATAATGATATTTGGCAACCTCCCTCCGTATTTTTGGAGAAAGAACGTTGCTGTAAACCCAAAGATCAAAAGCCATTACAAGACTGTGATGATGGGTGCCAAGAAGTGGAAGTTCAAAAACTACCCAGAGCCAACTTTCGGAAATAACCCAGTGAAGGTGTTCCAGAAGATGCTTTGGTATCTGGTGACCAGATACGCCAATGATGAGAAAATGAGAAACATTCACAATGCGGTGGCTATTAAGAAAGAGGAAGTCTTAAAGAAAGACGACACACCTATTTCAGAAAAGGATGTATTCTTTACTCCTGACAATAGCGCTATTAAGAAGACAAACAAAAGACAGGGTCTTCACGACCTTGACGTTACAGAAGGGTTGGATGACGATGGCAGCACCTAAGAAGAAGCGTGGTAGGCCAGCAAAGAAGAAAGAGTCAGCAGTTGGTGGCATCTTAGATGTGGCCAAGGCTCTGGATGGCATGGGGGTAAACCTCACCAATGACATTAGTAACTTTAAGTCTCCTTACTATGTAGACAGTGGCATGTTCTCTGTTAACTATATCCTGGGAGATGAGCCGGGAATTCCTGCTGGGCTAGTTATGTACTACGGAGGAGAAAACTCCGGTAAGACAACTGTGGCCCTTCAGGCTCTAATCTCTGCTCAGAAGCAGGGCTTGGACTGCTTTTACTTCAACCAGGAGAGAGCAGTAAACCAGAGTCTAATCAATTGTTTTCCAGAGCTTGATGCAACCAAGATCAACTGGGTGACAGCTCCAGACGGAGAGGCCTGCCTCAATGCCATTAAGCACGTTCTAAGAACTGTCCCAAAGGCATTCGTCGTACTGGATTCAATCCCAGCATGCATGCCTAAGGCCGTCCTTGAAGCAGATGCAGGCAAGAGCCACATGGCTCCATTGGCTAAGATGTTTACTCCGTTCGTAGTAGACGCAAAGAACCTGTGTTTTGACAACCAGAGCGTTCTGCTCCTTGTTAACCAAAAGAGGGAGAACTTGAGCATGTATTCATTCCAGGACGTTCTTCCTGGAGGAAATGCAATTAAGCACAACTGTGACCTAATCGTAAGGTTCAAGGTCAAGGGCAAGATTTCAGCAGGAGAAGATGTCATCGGACACACTGTTGAAGCTGAGACTATGAAGAACAGATTCCAGGGAAAGGGAAAGAAGGCCTCGAGCACCCTAATCTATGGAAAGGGATTCTCAAAGTCTTACGATATCTTCGACATGGCCCTGCAGTTCGGATTGGTTGACAAGAAGGGAGCCTGGATCACAATTGGTGAGAACAAGTTCCAAGGGGTTCTTAACGCCATTAATTACCTGGACGAGAACGCCGACATTCGTGACGACCTAGCCTCTCAGATTACAGAATTGTTGACCTAATATGAAATTCGTAGACCTAAATGGCAGAGAGCACGCCAAGCACATTGACTATAGAAGCCACACAAGAGACGAGTCTTCTAGGTCGAAGCTGGCCCACTCCTTGTATCTTAAGGTCTCTGAACTTTTCCCAGGATACACTGTCCTTGAAGAGTTCCCATGCGTCGGCCTTAGGCCAGTTCTGCATCTAGACTTCCTAATAATGGGGGCTGGGCTTAGGATTGCTTTTGAGGCAGACGGAAGGCAACACAAGAAGTTTACACCCTTCTTCCATGGAACTAGGGCTAACTTCGCCAGAGCCAAGATTAACGACCTAAACAAAGACAAATGGTGTCTAGCTAATTCGATCACACTGATTCGAGTTGAATCAGAGGACGACATAGACAACCTTGCGGAGACAATAAATGATAGATAGCCTTATCTTTGAGATGAAAGCCTTCTGTGAGCAGTTCGGACTGTCTTACGTTGAGGACAACCCATCTCTTACAATCGAAGATATCATAGAGTTCCAGAAGAGGGGTCTCGTAGGTAAGTCCTCTGAGGAGATAGAAGAGTTTGTGTTTAAGGCTCACTCCTTCAACACTCTGCTGAAGAGCAAGAGGTCTTCTCTCAGGGCGTTTGTCAGAGGGCTAGACGGACTAGTCGACTCCTATGTAGCCAGGGGGCTGGGTGGGGTGGACAAGTTTCTACCATTTCCAATGAAGAGAGAGTTGATTCTGTCAGTAGACCCAGACATGATTTCCATTAATTCAAAACTAAACATGGCAAAGATGCAGCTCGACAAGATCTCAGAGCTGCCAGAGGGAATCGACTCGACACTAAGATCCCTAGAGAACAGAATGAGAAGACGCAATGGCTAAGAATAGGCTTTACAAAAAATCAGAGCTTGCTATCCTGTCCTATGTGACCAGGAGTTCTGACAATATCTTCGAGATTGACGGACACTCCATCGACGGAGGAGACTTCAGCTCAAGCGTGTCAACAAACCTGTACAAGGCGACAAAAGAGCTTTGTACTGAGTCTGCTCAGGCTACAGACGGATCCATTGTAGACAGAGTTCTACTGGAAGAGAGGGTCGCAAGCAACTGGCCCGTTGACTACGATAGATATGCAGACACCTACAGAGATGCAATCGAGCAGATCTATAGCGCCCCAGTCCCAACTAAGTCAGCAATAAAGCAGCACGTAAAGTCTGTAGTTACTGAGTCTTACAGGGGAAAGATCCTTGGGCACCTAGAGGACATGAAGGGTGAAATTAGCGACAGCAAAAGCGCCCACAAGATGATCGAGAATATCGAGAGAGGGACATACGAGTTCACAAGCACCCTCTTCAAGTCGGAAGACATTGTTGACCTTGGTGAAGAGTACGCATCCTGGCTCAACGACCTCGCAAAGAACGCTCTAGACTCAAAGATCGAAAAGGGAATCGCAACGGGGTTCGAGCTATTCGACGACGCAATTGGCGGAGGACTAAGAAAAGGTACCATCAACGTGATTGCGGCCCGCCCAAAGAGGCACAAGTCTTTCCTTGCCCTAACCATTGCAAAGAACGTCGCCCTACAGGGCATCCCGGTCCTCTACTTGGATACAGAGCTATCGACTGACCTTCAGATGTCAAGAATGACAGCAATGATGGCGGACGTCCCCCTTAACTCTATTGAATCAGGGAGCTTCGTTACTGAGCCTGAGAATGCCGAGAAGATCAAGAACATTATGCCCCTAGTAGAGAAGATGCCACTTGACTACGTGCAGATTGCTGGCTGGGGTATCGAGCAGCAGGTTTCAGTCATCAGAAGGTGGTTCGCCCGTCGAGTTGGAAAGAATGCTGAAGGCAAGTGGAACCAAGCAGTAGTCGTCCTAGACTACCTAAAGCTTATGAACGCAAGCGACAAAAGAGGAGAGAAGGAATATGAGGCCCTTGGCTACATGATGTCTTCTCTACACGACCTTATGCGCGACTATGATTCACCAATGTTGGCACTAGCCCAGCAGAACAGGTCTGGTGTTGAAGCTGAGGATGCAACAACCATCTCAGGTTCAGACAGAATCATCTGGCTTTGCGACAACTTCAGCATTCTAGCAAAGAAGACTGATGCAGAGATTCAGGCAAGCCTAAACAATGTTGCCGTCAACCCGGAGACAAACGACAGTATGACGAACATGAAGCTAATCGTAGCCGAGTGTAGACACGGACCAGGAACCCAGGGTAGATATATTGGCATCTATGTCGATGCCAAAGACCCAAGGGTCAAAAAAGAACAAGTCACATGTAGGCTAATTGAGAAAAACCTAGAGATGCCCTGGGACGAAGCAGGACATGGAACAGCGAACTGATGAACGTTGATACAATTAACCTTACTCTCGGGAACAACTTCTCTGATCTCTTGGAGATTCTTGAGGTCGACTCTTCAGAGTACGTAGAGACAGTGGAGGGCCTTAGGGGCCCCACCTGCTGTCATGGGGGAGACAACCCAACGGGGTTCACGTATTACGAAGAGCCAAACGCTTGGTTTTGCTGGACAGCAAATTGCCATGAGAAGCTGGGGTCTGACATGATTGGCCTTATAGCCACCATGAAGGACGTAAGCCGAATCGAGGCCATCAAGTTGGGCAGAAAGTACATCGAGGTGGACCTAAAGGGTATCGAGGTCATCAAGGCGACCAAGAAGCCGAAGAGGGAGGTTGTGGACCACACAAAGCTTCATCTTGAGCAGGAGACATATCATGAGAGCATCCTTGACCGACTAAGGAAAGACTACTCATATGCCACAGGGAGAGGGTTTAACGCTGGAGTGCTTGCCAGGATGGGGGTTGGTATCTCAAACTATGGGGTAATGGATGGCAGGCTAGTGTTTCCAGTAAAGAACATAGAGGGCAACGTAGTTGGCTTTAGCGGAAGAGCTCTGGTCGACGATGGCCCAAAGTGGAGGCACTCAAGGTTCAAGAAGTCCATCAACCTATTCAACATTGACAAGTGCAAGGAGGCCATGGACCGATGGGATATGTCAACAGTTGTGCTTGTTGAGGGCCCATGGGATGTCGTAAAGCTTTGCCAGACAGGGTTTTGGAACTCAATGGCAATAATGGGATCCTCTCTAACCAATGGACAGGTAGAAATTCTTAAAAATATGGGCGTCAACAAGGCTATTACGTTACTGGACAATGACTCAGGTGGACGCAATGCTGAAGCCGGGAACGTCAACAAGTTAGAAAGAGCCCTAATCGACGTGGAGGTTGTTTATCCACCAGAAGAGGGGTCTGATGCAGGAGACATGTCCGAAGTTGACCTAAAGAAGCTTCTTAGAGGCAGAAGATAAAGGAATAAAATGCTAATAATTGGACTTTGTGGAAGAAAACAGGTTGGCAAAGATTCATTCGCCAAATTTGGCACTGAGATGGTCGAGCTGTCCGGCAAGACAGCCGCTAACACCTCTTTCGCCTACCCACTCAAGAGGTTTGTAGTAGACTACCTGGGCGTTCCTTCCGAACTGCCATTTGGGTCTAATGATGACAAAGATGCCATCATGGGAGACTGGGGCCACTTCTTCAACGAGGAGATCTGCAGCAAGTCAGGAAAGTCCACAGAGGATGAAGCAAGCGTCAGAGACCTTCTGCAAGTCATTGGCACAGATGTGTTTAGGAAGATGTCTTTGAACTTCTGGGTTAATGTTTTCAAACTAAGAATGGGCAGAGAGACATACGACACAGATACAAGCAGCACCCCGGACGTAGTCTTTGTGACCGACATTCGCTTCCAGAATGAGGTTGAGGCCGTTAAGAGTCTTGGGGGGTATGTAGTAAAGATTGAAAGACAGCAGTATTCAGACAATCATGACTCTGAAGCTTGTGTCGATGAAATCGACGAGACGCTGTTTGACGAGATTCTTGAGGGCCCTTCTATCGAGGGTCTAGACAATCTTAAAGAGAATGTCTTTAGGGTCTTGCAGCAAAATGGCGTCTTTGACCTTGAAGTAGGAGGAACTCTATGAAGTTTAAGGATCTAATAGACACTTTGGACGGCAGAGGAAAAGATCTCTGGGAGGCTGGGGAACTAGTCTGTGTTACAGAGGCGGAGATTGAGGACGCAGAAGGCGTCGTCCTTGGCCACTCTCACGACGGGGGCCAGAGGGTTATGTTCTTGAGAGAGGTTGTGGATCTAAATGAGACCGTAGTCGAAGAAGACTGGATCTCAATGTGCATGTCGTCAGTATCGTGGGTTTCAGCAAGAGGGACAGATACAGTCCTATGGAACCACCTAAAAAGCAATGGCTTGATCCCAGAGGGGTTCGAGTTCAAGACAAAGGAAGATAGAGACAATGACTAAGGTAACTGGATACTCAATTTATAGCTGTATCGGAAGTGAGCAGCAGTGCAAGGACCGTTTCATCTCCAAGGGAATTGTGGTTGACAGCGTAGAGCTAACTCGCGCATCCTTTGACAAGAAGCAGCAGCACTTCAGCGTGAAGATCGAAGGAACCGATATCGACTGCTCTAAGTTCAAAGGGGTAGGAAAACTCCTATCATTCACATACGTTGCATCACAGGTTACCGAAGAAGATATCGCTGCACAAAAGTTGGCAGAAGAGATTGCAGCTCTTACCGAGGGAACACAGTTCAACAATGGCTAGTCTAATGGTAAGATGGTGGTCTCTGGCCTCAGTGACCCTGATTGTATTTATCTACTCTATGGTTGTAGGGCTGGGCTCATCTATTAGCCAAGCTGACAGCACAGGTATCTCCTGGGTCATCTTTGGTATTCTCTTTGCCGCAACCCTGCACCTTGGGTACATCCTAAGGACATGGGGTAAAGAGGCAAACCTGGGGGTAACAAAGTGGGCGTCAGAGGTATGCACCTCTCTTGGGCTCATGGGTACCATTATTGGGCTTATCCTCATGCTGTTGGGAACTTTCTCTGGTCTTGACGTAAGCGACCCAGAGAGCCTTAAGTCCGCACTGACATCAATGTCTGGTGGAATTGGAACGGCTCTTGTGACAACGCTAGTCGGCCTAATCTGTTCTCTGAACCTTCAGGCGCATGTCGCCCTAATTGAGCAGAAGTGGAGAGGCTAAGGTGTCTAGCAAGTCAACCACTAGCGCAATGACCGACCTGCTGTTCAACTTGCTGTTGACGTTCGTAGCCCTGTTCTTCCTGTCTTTCATCCTTGTGAATGACCCTACTGAAGACGAGGCCACAACCGATAACAGAAACAGGATCTTGATTTCCATGAATTGGAGTACGGACACCGATGTTGACCTGTGGGTTAAGCTTCCCGATGGGAGAAAGGTGTACTACGGCAACAGGCAAGAGGATCCCCTCTTCCTGGACCTTGACATCGTGTCTTTCGGCACCTACAGGAACCCGGATGGAACCTGGCACACAATCGACAACAATGAAGAGATTGTAACAGTTCGAGGCGTTCTTGCTGGTGAGTATGTGGTCAACGGCCACTACTTCTCCAAGAGAGCTCAGGCAGAGCCTTTTGAGGTGGAAGTTGTAATTAGAGACATCGATCACCGAAGAATCATCTGGGCTGGAAAGCAGACGTTCTCCGATCAGGGCTCTGAAAAGCACTTTGTTAAGTTCACAGTTGTGGAGACCGTTGTAGTCAATGATGAGCAGAGGTTTAGAATAGAAGATGTAACAACGTCTCGCACCGAGTATGTGGTAGGAAGGTAGTCATGTTTTCAACATTCGGAGTGGCCCTAGTGGTTCTTGGTCTGGTTGTTCTTGCCTGTCTAATCCAGGCGTTCAACACTGAGAAGCTAGTACTGGTTCTATTTGTTCCAGTTATTGCAATAGCAGCAGCGAACTGCTATATTTCCTATGACGACTTGCTTGGTTACCCAGTAGAGTTAGAGTGGAATGAGCTCCCAAGCACTATTACTGTCATATACTTCGATCTTGATCATGACGTAAGTATAACCCTGTTCCTAAAAGAGGATGACACAACTCGAATTGTCCAGCTTCCCTGGCTAGACGCAGCTGAGGACGCCCTGGAGGGCGAAAGAGAGTCTATGGGAGATGGTGAGCCGTCTACCTTTGAGACAACTGGTGGGCAAGGGGAGGGCGAGGGAGGTGAGGGAGACGGAGACGGAGACGGAGACGGAGAAGGTGGAGGCGGCGATGGCGGTGGTGGTTGGAACTATCAGATACAGAGCAGGGGCTCAGTTGTGGTTCCAGGAACCCTTCCTCCTAAATAATAATAAAATACGTTGATATACATGCTATTAGGGAGAGAGGCCGGATTGGTCTTTCTCTCTTTTTTATGGAAATACCTGTGGATATAAGTACAATCGAAATACTACTACTAACCATGTCTATGACAACCATCGGGGCCTTTGCGGTCTGGATGCTGTCTGACGGTTATGGAGACAGCTAATGCAGGAACCTAAGCGTGTAAGTGCAAGCAAGCTAAAGACGTATGAGATGTGCGCGTTCAAATATTTTATGCAATACCAGCTCTTCGTACGGGGAAAAGCCGGATTCGCTGCTGAGCTAGGTTCTGCTCTGCACAGGATTTACGAGCTATGGGCCCAGGCTGCCCTAGACGGCAAGGATGAAGAAGGGAATTCTCTAGAAGACCTAGAGAAGAACTGGAAAGACATGCTTCTAGAGACTGGCTTCAGAGGCCTGGACTCCTGGAGAGACTGTCGTCATGTGGGCAAGGTAGAGAAGGATTGTGAAAACTGCCCAGCATTCAAAAAAGGGACTTGCCAAATCGTCAACAGCGATGTAAACTCTTTTAACGGGTGTCCATGGAATGCGTGGGAAGAGGCCAAAGCAATGGTCTCCAGGGTTCTTGCCGACAATAGCGAGGCCGGGATCTTTGTGCCAAGCAAAAAGCTTCTGGCCACTGAGGACAAGTTTAATCAGGACATTGAGTACAAAGGCAAGACCTACAATATCAACGGGATCATTGACTTGGTGATCGAGCTTGACGAAGACACCGTCGAGATCATTGATTACAAAACAGGCCGATACAAGATGTCCTTCAATGAGTCGCAAAAAGACATACAGCTGATGCTGTACTACCTTGCTGCTCGCAGGATGTATCCACAGTACAAAAACGTCTTTGTTACCATTATGTACGTTCAGGGGGGAATCAAGCAGCTAACCCCAGCATTTGGAGCCTCTACAGAGACCCAGATTATGGAGAGGCTATCCAAGATTTGGGACGACATCACAGAGGACGAGATGCCAAAGAGAATCATGGACAAGCCAAGCGGACATGAGCGCCCTAACCATATTTGTCGATTCATGTGCGACGTCGAGATGTGTAGGGCCATTCACCCCTCAGTAAAGAAACACATCGAGCAAGGCGGAGAAATCAACGAGATTAACAGCCTAGCCGATCTGGGTCTCGAACACCTTGTAGACGAAGATGACAGCGAGAGGTCGTAATGACATCATACAAAAGATGGCTATATAAGGCCATTACGTGGAAGACGCTTTCAACAATAATGGGCGCAGCAATCGTCTACCTCCTCACTGGAGGGCTATTGTTCACAGTCTCCTGGTTGGTTATTCACGTTCCAGCTACCCTGGGTGCGTACTTCGTACACGAGTGGGTTTGGAGTAGGGGCAGGAGGTCCGTCGACAGCGCATGGGGCTCATTCAGACACATTGCAAGTGGCGACGGGTACATAATCAAAGAGCTAACAGTAAAACCAAGCTGCACCATGTCCTACCAGCAGCATGAACATAGAATTGAGCACTGGTCTGTTCAAAAAGGAACCCTTTCTATGCTATTAGAAGGGGAGGACTTGACCCTAGAAGAGGGACAAGAGGTGTTTGTAGGAAAGATGGAGAAGCATGCGGCCTACAACAACACCAACGAAGACGTTGTGGTTGTAGAGATATGGCAAGGTGACGACCTCAGAGAGGACGACATCTTAAGGAGCGAATACCCAGAAGGCTCATATTTGGGCGACAACAACTGGGTTTATGGGAACGAAAACGATAAATGGGCACTTATTTCTAGAAAGATTAATAAAAATGTTTAACCCAGATTTTAGGGCTGACATCTACTATGTCAGGCACCCACAGATCATGAAGGTAAAAGGAATCCTAAACCTTACCGACGATAGGCTCGGTAGAAACAGGTGGGCGTCCACATACAATGGGGAGTTCCTAGGGAACTTTGAGACCTTTCAAGAAGCCTACGAAACACAGCTTACATTCAAAAGATCACTTAACCAAGGAATGTGGATCTAATGCAAGAATTTCCATCACATTGGTCGAAGCCTCCAGTAGACCTAGCTGAATCCGAATTCGTAAGCTTTTACGATGGAGGTTGGTGTTATGGCTGGAAATACAGGGAGCTCTCCAGGGGGAGAAGAAAGGGTTTCTGCGTAATCTACACCAGACTTGTAACAAATATCTGGAGAAAGAAGATTATGAACCCAACCCAGGTGAGACCAGCCGAAAGAAAGCCAAAGCCCCACACCCCAGACCAGATTACTGCCTTGTTGGGCAGGGGTAGAGCAAAGGGAGCGGCCAAGATCCGAGTTAGGAATGACTTGGGTCTAGAGTACTGCAAGAAACTCAAGAGATGGGTACCTGTAGACAGAGATGAGACAGACGGAAGGTCTAAAGATGTGCGATAAGCCTCATGACTGCGAAATCAAGACAACTCCCACGAACGGCCCTGAGGACGTTACGGGGTATATTTCTCTGCACAACCACACTCACTTTAGTCTGCTAGACGCCCTCGCCAAGCCAGAGGAGGCCGTTGTTAGGCTTGCTGAGATGGGTCAGAATGCATATTCAATCACCGATCACGGCAACCTTCACGGATTGGTTCGTGGCTACGAAGCCGCTCAGAAGCAGGGGATTAAGTTCATCCCTGGGTGTGAGTTCTACTTCACTAACGACCATAAGGAGAAAGAGCGCAAGTCTCGCCATATCACCATCATTGCTCAGAACAATGTGGGCCTATCCAATCTATACAAGCTCACCACCTGGGCTAACGTCCCTGTGGACAAAGATGGGGGCTTCTTCTATCGCCCAAGGATCGACTGGAGCATGCTCCGAAAGTTCAGCGAGGGGCTCCTATGTCTTACTGGCTGCATGAACAGCCCATCTAACCATGCATTTGTCCACGATTCTTACGAAGATGGCAAGGATCACGTCAAGCATATGGTGGATATCTTCGGAGAGAAGAGGACTTTTGTAGAGCTCCAGAACGTAAATGACCAGAATAACATATACATCCCAGAGCAAGAGCTCATCCTAAACAACTGCCGACAGGTGGCCCAGGAGCTTGGGCTGCGATCTGTCGCAAGTAATGACTCCCACTACGTTAACGCAAGTGACACGTTCGCTCACGAGGTCTTGAAGGCCATCGACGCCCGTGCTACACTAAAAACCCCAGTAGTGGACCATTCAAAAGGTGTAACAAAGGGTCGCCTAGTATTCAATGGCTTCGACTATTACAACAAATCCAAGGAGGAGATGCTGCAGAAGTTCTCTCCTGAGGAAGTTCAGACCTCTCAGGATATTGCTGACAGTGTTAATGTAACCATCAAACTTGGCGGAATGAAGACCCCAAAATATAAAGGACTTTCTGATTCAGAATGCATGAGAGCCCTTAAGGACAGGTGTAGAGCCCACTGGGAGGACTTTGGGATTGATACACTAGACAATCGCGATGAGTACGTTGAGCGTGTTCAGAGGGAATTGGCCGAAGTCGAGGACGCTGGGCTCCAGCACTACTTTATGATTGTGGCCGATGTTTGCAAATTTTGCGATGACAACGGAATAATCCGAAACTACGGAAGGGGGTCATGCGCCGGATCTTTGGTGTTGTATCTCCTACAGGTTACGATCAAGGCAGACCCAATCCGCTACGGATTGATCTGGGAGAGATTCTGGAATCACGGGAGAAAAGGGTCCATGCCAGACGTGGATCTTGACATCCAGATTGACCGCAGGGAAGAGGTGATCCAGTATCTAAGAGAAGAGTTTGGTAAAGACCGAGTTCTGCCAATGATCACTATCACCACAATGACCGCCAAGGGCGTTATCAAGGACGTGGGTAAGGTTTTGGGGCTCTCTCATGAGTACCTCAATAGGCTCACAAAGAACGTTAAAGATAAGAACAACGGGCTGCAGGATGCCATTAACAGCTCTTCCATCCTAAAGAAAGCCGAACAGGGTGTTGACGAAGACGTTGCAGCCTGGGAACACGAAGCCGAAAAGACAAAAGACACCTGGAAGAAGAACCAGCTAATCTCTGACGCCAATGACAGAAGGAGGATGTTGAAGAAAACCTTCGAGATTGCCTTCAAGTTGGAGGGGGTTAACAGGAATAGATCGACCCACGCTTGTGCTGTTCTAATCGCTGACGAGGGTCTGTTTGGCAAAATGCCCTGTGTGTGGGACGCAAAGAAGAAGTCTCTACTCACTGGGTTTGACATGTATGATGTCGAAAAGATGGGATACATGAAGTTGGACGTGCTTGGGCTAAAGACCCTTTCTGTGGTTTCCAGGGCTCTTCCAGACTTCATGGACAACGTTGGTGACTTCGATAACTCCAAGGTCTACGACCTAATAACCAAAGGAAACAACAAGGGCGTCTTCCAGCTTGAATCAAAGCTAGGTGAGTCTTGGGCTAGGAAGGTTAAACCTTCTAACATTGAGGAGCTTGCAGCTCTAATCTCTCTAATCCGACCAGCTGTCCTTGAATCAGGTCTGGCTGCCGAATACCTTGAGAACAAGAACAAGGGTGAGTGGGACGTTCTGCACGAAGAGCTTAGACCAATCTTCGAGACAACCTACGGGGTGATGCTTTATCAGGAGCAAATGCTTGAAGTTGTGAGGGTCTTCGGTGGGTTCGACCTCAAGGAGGCGGACATGCTTAGAAAAGCTGTGGGTAAGAAGATCCCTAAGCTTATGGCTCAGTTTAAAAACAGATTCCTAGATGGGTGCATCGAGAAGACCAAGAACAGCGCTCTTGCCGAGGAGCTATGGGGTTGGATTGAGAAGGGTGCTGAGTACGGCTTCAACAAGTCACACGCTCTAACCTACGCAATGATGTCCTACACCACAGCTTTCGCCAAGCTTGAGTACCCACTAGAGTTTTACTGTGCGCTGCTGCAGCTCTCTTCCAATGAACAGAAGCCCCAGGAGGAGATCGCGGAGATCTTCTATGACTCAAAACTAAGAGGGGTTGAGGTTCTACCTCCCTCTATTGCTCACTCTGAACATGACTTTACTGTAAACAACGGAGACATTTACTTTGGGCTACAGAGCATTAAGAAGGTTGGCAAGGCGTCTCTAAAAACCGTCAAGGACATTTACAAAGAGTCCAACGATCTTGCTGAGTTCGTGATCGGGCTCAAGAAGGCCAAGAAGGATGTAGTAGAGGCTCTGTGCTTCGCGGGGGCTTTCGACTTCATGGGAGTTGAAAGAACCAAGCTGTTCATGGTGCTCTCAAGCGTCAAGGCTATGACTCCAAAGGAGCTAAAAGTCCTATCTGTAATGTGTCGAGGTGGCGGGGATGTTGATCTGTCTACGGCTAGATCCAAAAAGGTTATCAGTGTTCCGGGTTCAGACGACATCTTTGGAGCGTTCAGCTGCTTCCAGAAGTGGCTCACCGAAGGAAATATCACCGATAAGGTTGTAGCAGCAAAGAGGATCGAAAAGATTCAGGGCATCGTATCTGACCTAAAAGACCTCACGGACCCTGCGACCAGTGAAAGAACAATGGCTGCTAGGGAGCTTATGTATCTTGGCATCCCCCTAACCTACTGCGAGGTAGACGTTTATGATGACGTGAGGAAGACTCACGAGGTTATCAACATCAAGAGGGAGATGGCCAACAAGAGGTTTGCCACAATTGCTGTACTATCTAGGGTTTCCCTTAAGCAGGATAGAAATGGCAATCAGATGGCTTTCGTAAGTTTAACTGATAAAACCTATATGATAGATGCTATTATGTTCCATGAGGCGTTTTCCAAGTACAAGCAGGCCGCCACTGCTGGCTCTGTAGTCTACGTTGAGGGCAAAATGTCCAGAGATGGGACTCCTCTAATTAATATTATGCAAAAGATTTAGGAACAACTTAAATGTCTGATGACAACAAAGAGCACCTAGAGGTCAACAACCCATTTGAGGGCCCCAAGAAGCTAACCAAGAAAGTCCTGATGCCAATCGTCAGGAAGTGGAAGAAGGTTCTTGGTCTCAATGGGTATGATATTAAGATCATCCTAGCCAACCAGAAGAGGTTGGACGAAGTAATTCTCGCAACCACAGGTAGCAAGAGGGAAGAGGATGAGATTATCTTGGGTTGCGTTGTAGAATGCCACCCAGTTGAGCAGTGCGCCACCATCGTATTCTTGAGAGATGCACCAATTCACTTCGGGTTTCAGATCAACCTGGATACACTAGTAATACATGAGCTAATTCACGTCCTAGTCAGCGCCCCCTTCACTGCCCTACCAAAGGCAGCAAGGAAGTCTAAGAGGACAGATGAGCTTGAAGAATTTATTTGCGACAAGTTTTCTTACTTAATCTGGAAGTCATTCAAGACCGATCCAGACAAACTTTAACAGCCCAAGTCGGGCAAACGGAGAGGAGTGCTTTAATGGCACTTACTACAAACAGCGTATACCTAGTGGGAACAACCCGCTTCGTTAAGACCAACCAAGCAGGACAAAATGATGATGGAACCCCAAGGACCGTCACCTCATGGAGCCTTCAGCACACCGACAAGCGCGGAAAGAAGTCTTTCTTCCAGTGCGAGATGTGGAATGCAACCGAAGAGCAGCTTGCTCTAGTTGAAGCTGATGACTACATTTTGGTCCGAGGAAATCTCAAGGTTTCTCAGTTCACAGACAAGAACGACATCAAGCGCACCACCTACCGCGTCAACACCTTCCAGGTCTCCCTTGAGACTGACAGTGCTGACAATGGCGGTTCTGAGCAGGACGTTGCTCCAGTGGCAGCACCAGGAGTCCCTCGCGTAGAGGCAACTGACAACGCCTTCGGTGGATCTGATCCATTCGGTGGTGACCAAGACCCATTCGCTTAGTCTAAATAACCCCGCAGTGTATGCCCCCTGGACTTATGTCTGGGGGGCACTCTTTGTGAAAGATCAAAAATGTCAAAGAAAAGAAACAACAAGAAGAAGAAGAACAAGCCCTCTATCAAAAAGGTGGACGGCTCATCTTTGCTGTCTGGGCTTCAAATCCCACACAACATCATGGGAGCGACATTTGACCCAAGTCTTGATGATATCGAGACTCTGGACAAGATGATCGCAGAGGGTGTTCACGCCAACGGGGTTAATGGCACGGAGGAGAAGCTTCGAGTCCTATTCATATCAGAAGCCTCCTATCTCCATACTGGCTTCGGCACATATATGAACAACGTCCTCAAGAGGCTAAACAAGAACCCAAACATTAGCTGCTTTGAGCTAGGTGCCTACGGTCAGTCCCCTCGAAGAGAGAAGAAGGCGGCTGAAATCGAGTGGACATACTTCCACAACATGCCAGACAATGACGAAGAGAACAGGGCGTATCAGGCAGAATACAAGGACAATCAGTTCGGCAAGTTTAAAGTAGACGCAGTTCTAGAGGAAGTCAGACCACACGTCATCCTCATGCACAGGGACTGGTGGATGGACAAGTTTGTTCTTGAGACACCAGCCGCGAAGAGGGCTCACATTGTGTGGATGGCCTGTGTTGACAGCTATCCACAGCAGTGGAGTTGGCTAGGTTCATACTCAGAGGTCGATACGGTCATGTCCTATTCTCACTTTGGCAAAAAGGTCATTGAGGACCAATCAAGAACCGAGCTGGCAAAGAGGCACAGCATTCCAGAAATCGACGTACCAATGGTCTGTCAGGCCGGAGTGGACACCGATGTGTATAAGCCCCTAGACAAAGCCGAGGTAAAGGCTTCTATGGGTATCCACCCAGGTATTAAGATTATTGGCACAGTCATGAGAAACCAGCCAAGAAAGCTCTTTACAAGACTAATCGAAACCTATGCCAACTTCTGCGTTAACGATCCAAAGAATGCAGAGAACACTAGGCTTCTTCTTCATACTGGAATTCCAGATGTTGGATTCGACATCCCAGAATCAATTCATAGGTATGGGGTTAACCAAAGAGTTCTGTTCTCATACAAGTGCAAGAACTGCGACCACCACGGGGTTAGCGTTTGGGGCTTCGGCAATCAGTCTTGCCCAGCCTGCGGAGTTCCCGCCCTTGCCACCCCATCAACTGCCAACGGCCTAAATGACGAGCAGTTCAATAAGGTTTACAACATAATGGACCTATACGTCCAAGCTTCCATTTGTGAGGGGGACGGAATGCCCGCCACTGAAGCTAAGGCGTGTGGAGTTCCAATCGTTTGCACAGACTACAGCTCTCTGTACGAAAAGAATAGAAATGGAGGAGGGGTTCCTCTAAAGGTTGCCTCCATGTACACCGAGTGTGAAACAATGCAGAATAGAGCCCTGTTCTCAAGAGCAGATCTGGAGAAAACATTCTCAAGGTTGCTATCTAAGAATGGCTCCCTAGAGCTCTCCAGGTTGGCCAATGCTGCCAGAAAAACAGCCGTAGATCATTATACTTGGGATTTGTGTGCCAAGAAGTGGGAAGCAGTTGTTCTAAATGCAGAGCTTAAAGACCCAACCCTCTGGGACGAGCAGTCTCTAACTGGGCTTATCGTAACACAGGCTGAGGAGTGGAATGATGGCTTAGATCTCTCCCTAAACAGCCTTCTCCCTCACGCTTCAGAGATTATTGTAGTAACAGACTCTTTGAACCTGGATGTCCCAGACCATGTTAGGACCGTCCATTCTTCAGACATGAATCTGGCGCTAGAAGAAGCCAGGGCTCATGCAAACAACGACTGGGCCCTACTTCTATATGGAGGTGAAGAATTTGTTCCCTCCGGCTCTGACATAAACAAAGATATAAACTCCAACAACGGTGTGGCTAGATCTATGACACTGGTTACCCTGGCTGAAAACTCCTGGGGACTGGATCTTAATAGAACTATCAGTAGCCCTAGGCTTCTGTGTCGAAGAGAGGTGGTTGGCAAAGAGAGCAGCCTCATGCTTGCCCTATCCGAAGACACCGCCAACGTTATTAACACCCACAATCAGCTAGTTAAGAATTCTAACGTGGAGGGCTTAAAGTCTAACTACTGCAACACCGCTCTTCACTTGGACCAACTTACAAACAGTGTTTGTTATATCATCCGAAGGAGGACCGATGTCTAGAGAAAAAGTATTGCTCTGCATGATTTGCAGGGACTCAGCCAAAATGCTCCCATCGGTTCTAGTTGCGGCTACTGCCCAAATGGAGGCCCTGTCAGACAAGTATGAGTTCAGTGCGTCCTTCTACGAGAACGACTCATCGGACTCCACCAAAGAGGCCATAGAGGGGTGGGAGAAGCCATCTAATTTTGGATCAATGTTTACGGCATTTGAAATCACAGACAAGGTTCACTTCCCTAGCGTTGTGTCAAAAGAGAGAATCAACCAAATGGCAGCATTTAGGAATGCCGCAATGGATCAGGTTAGCGACCTAGACTCCTATGACTATGTAGTCTGGTTCGATGCTGACTACGTGTGGGAGGCAACCGCTCTATCCAAGCTCCTAGGGGCTGTTGGAGAAGGTGGCTTTGCGGACATGGCTTCTGGATACTCCTTACACGCCGACATCCAGAGACCTCACATGGAGCTCTTTGATAAGTGGGCTACTAGGGGAGAGGAGCTTGACATCTGGTGGACATGCACTCCATTCAAGTTCTTAAAAGATGAAGCTCCAGTCTACTCCACCTTCAATGGTCTGTGTGCCTACAAAGCCCAGCCATTTATTGACGGTCTAAGGTTCTCCTCTTCTAGCAAACACCAGGAGACTGACGTAGAGCACGTTAGTATCTGTGAGGGCTTTAGGGATGCTGGTTTCGGAAGAATCTATCTACTAAAGAATGTGCCTCTTCTACACTTCATGAACACTGATAATTTCGCTCCGTGGGCCGAGAGGCGCAGGTTGGCAGAAGAAGCGAGGGACTCCAGTGGCTAGCCTAGTCAACTTTGACTGGTCTAAGTATCATGTCAGCGACAGGGGTATCTTGTACTCCAATATGGTTGAAGGTATTGAGAGCCAGGTGGACAGAATAGCTCTTCTCAGGGGCATGTATGAGGGCGAGGACATCTATGTTGTGTCATGCGGCCCATCCCTGTCTGACTTCCCTTCAGGGTACTTGTCTGAAAAGCTAGACGGCAAGGTCGTATTCACAATCAAGCAGGCTTTCGCTGCAATGCATCCAAGAGTGGACATCCACTTCTTCAATTGTAACAACTTTACACCATATAACCTCAGAGGTGTGACATCCGTGGGGTCCGCAGGTCAGTCCTTAGAGTCCATGAAGGGCGGCTTGTGGGGAGACACCAACCCAAGCCTATTCTTTAGAATTAGTGACCCAGGCAAGCAAGAGAGATGCCTCTGTGTTACCAGGAATCACGATGACTGGACTCTAGATGCACAGCCTATCGTTAAGCCATGGGGTCCGGGTACGATCAAAGAAACCGTTTTGTTCACAGCCTTACATGCTGGCGCAAAGTCTATAAACCTCATTGGGGTAGACCTTTATCCTGCTGACTTTGGCCACACAGACAAGATCGACCACTTCTATGACGGAAATGACAGTGAGCTTCTGGCAAGACAGGGGGCTGCTGGGCAACTATTCCAAGGAGAGTCGGCTCTTTCCCTCTCTGGGATGTTCGATTGGAACGAATACCTAGCCACAAAGGGTGTCTCTCTAAACATTTGCAGCAAGGGCAGTTACATCCCCGAAGAAGTTCCAAGAGACCTCTGGCTGTACGAAGACTTGAATTAAAAGTTGAAACAGTCTCCATCTTGTGCTATTATATCTATAAGTACAACCTTTAAGAACCCCGGAGACAACAAATGAGAACAGCACTAGTAATCCCAGCCAAGGGGACTTCCGAGAGAGTCTTAGGCAAGAACCTTATCCGCATCAACGGAAAGTCTCTTGTCTACAGGGCTTGTGAGAAGTCTCTTAAATGCAAAGAGGTGGACTTTGTCTACCTGGACACTGAGTGTGAGGCAATTAAGGCCGATGTATCAGACCTCATTAACAAGGGTCTTAGGATCATCGACAGGCCGCAAGCCCTGGCCAGCAACTCCTGCAACGCCAATGATCTCTTGATCTGGGCTCTACACTCCGTAGAGGACGTAGACCTTATCTGTCAAACCTTTGCCACTTCCCCACTGATAACATCCAAGACTATGGACAAGGCCATTAGGGCCTTTAAAAACTTCGGAAACTTTGATTCATTCTTCACTATCAACAATGTGAAGGAGTACTTCTGGTCCGACAGAGCTAATCCTATCAACTTCTGTCCAGAGGTTTTGCCAAACTCACAGGACTTAGATCCCATGCTGATGGAGACCCACGGCCTGTATGGTGTGACAGTAGAGGCCCTCGTTAAGGGAAAAAAGAGAGTGGGTAGCAATCCATTTCTATACCCAGTAAACAAGATCGAGGCATTAGACGTAGATGACAATGAGGATCTTGAGATTGTAAGAGCAATAATTGAGAAAAGAGAGAAAGATGCTGGGTAGCATTAAGAGGTTCTTTATCGCAGCAAGCGTTTGGGCGGGCCTAATTGCACTAGTTAACGTTAGTCTAATAGCGTTCACTTTGGTTTTGGTTTTTGGTGGATACTTTATTACTAAGGATGAAAAGCAATGAAACACCTGTACCTAGGCGCAGCATACGATGCCCTTAGGAAGATCGTTGGCCAAAAAGCTGATGACTTCTACATCAACATCAAGCCCACAGCTGGCTATAGCAAGTTCGTGCATGGGCCAGCCTTCACCACCTATGGACAGAAAGTCACCATTGCCAACTATGAAGAGCTTGACCGCATCAGGATGGGCATTTATAGGGACCACCAGGACTATTTCCGCCACATGAACCCCATCGTGTGTTTGCAGGCTAATGACAACAAGGTTGCCCATACTGGAGATATCACCTCTCTTATCTACAAGAAGATGGGAGCACAGGGGATGCTAACAGATGGCATAACCAGAGATGCCGACATAATTGATGACATTGGCTTCCCAGTTTTCTCAAAAGACAACAACCCCATTGACGCAATCGGGCATTGGGCTTTGACGAAGTACGACTGTGAGATTAAAATCGAAGGTGTTACCATTAACTCCGGTGACTACATTGCCATGGATAGAGATGGGGCCATTGTTGTTCCTAAGGAGCTCTTGGGGTTTTACTGGGGCAAGTTCTACACTATCATTGAGAAAGAAAGAAGCATCAGAAGTCAGATCATGATGGATAAGCCTCTAGATGACATTCTGTCTGATAATGGGAGGTGGTAGATTGAAATTCGTATGCGAATGTACAATTAACCACTTAGGGAGCACCAACATTCTTTGCGCTATGATTAGCGAAGCGAAGAAGTCAGGTGCAACGCAGGTTAAGTTCAAGTTTAAGAACGTGGACTCATACTACACTGACCCCTCTAAGAGGTGGAGACATATGCCGTTCTCAGACTACAGAAAGTCTCTAGAGATCGACAGGGCCGATATGCAGAAGATTGTTGACCACTGTAGGGATGTTGGCATAGAGTGGAGCACCACCGTCCATGACAAGGAGTCCCTAGACTTCGTTGTCCCCTTCGGGCCTTCTGCCCTAAAGATAGCTTCTATGGATGCAGCCAAGTCTGAGCTGTTTGATTTGGTCTCAGACAAGTGTAAAGAGCTTGGCATCCCGTTTGTGTACAGCATGGGGGGAAAGACTCACGACTTCTACATAGAAGCCCTAAGGAGGATTGAGGAGAAGGACATAGAGGCGTACATTCTTCACTGTGTCTCTATCTATCCCACCCCTGATGGGCTATCTAACACTGGATACATTAGGAAGATGATCGAAGAGGTCTCAAGCCCCAAGGTTACTATCGGCTATTCTGGACACGAAGTTGGCTACGACGCCACCCTCGTTGCAGCTCTCAATGGGGCTGGTATGATCGAGAGACACTTCTCTCTGTCCAGAGATCTAAAGATTCACCACCTCGAATGTGCCTTGCTGCCTGAAGAGTTTGCAGCCATGGTGTCCTCGGTTAAAGGTGTTGTTCTAGAATCAAAGACAGCGTCTGACATTTCAGAGGGGGAGAAGGACTTCCTAGAAAAGAGAGATTACGGTGGCTAGAGATTACGACGCAGAGGCAGCAAAGACCATCGCCATAGACTTCGATGGAGTCCTACACGCCCAAACAGACTGGAACGGTGGTTACGTTGAGGGCGACCTCATCCCTGGCTCAGCAGAGGCCATCAAGGCTCTCTCTGGGGAGTACAGGCTTGTCCTATACACATGCAAGGCTCGCTCTGATCGTCCCCTAGTTGATGGGACTACTGGGACTGAGCTTGTTAGTGCTTGGCTTGACAGTCACGGACTACTTCAGTACATAGATGAAATCACAGCAGAAAAGCCAAGAGCCTGCTACTACATTGATGACAAAGCGGTTAGATTTACAAATTGGTTCGATACACTTTCACACATTCAGCCACTAAAGTGGACAGAGGGCCAGGGATGGTCACTCCGTTGAAGGGGGATAACATGTTTAGGGATTTGAAAAAATACTTTTGGAAAAAACTCGTCGATTTCGTTGGAGACATCAGGAGCCTAAACGGGTTTCCGTGGGTTACCTGGGCTCCACCTCATGACTATAAAGTCGATTTGGACGAAGTTTTGTATGCTTTGAAGTACCTGATTAAGCCAGGAGATGTCGGGCTGCATCGAGATGAGGGGTATTTGTCCAATGTGGCTATTCCTGGATTCATGAAGCATGCCTGGGTTCACGTCGAGCCTCTTAGGGATGACGGTACTGCGCCTAAGATTGTAGAGGCAGTTGGAGAAGGCGTCCGCCATGTAAACGCCATCGTCCCCCTAAAGACTGACTACGCTATTATTGTCAGACCCAAGACCATCAAGCACCGCCCAGAGGGAGTGAAGGTGGCAGTCGATAAGGCCATGAGGATCATCGGAGAGAACTACGATGTAGACTTCGACTTCGACATTGAGAAGGAGGTCGAGTTCTTTACTGGCCCAGACTCCTATCTCGGATACCAAAGAACCACTCTCCTAGATGGAGTTGAACACCTTAGAGGCTATGACCCAGCATTCTCCTGCACAGAGGTCGCTAGCTTTGCATGGTGGCATGAGTCCGCCAACCTCTGTCTCTATAGATCAGAGGCCAGAGGTAAGAAGGTAATTCTTGCCGACCAGTTCCTCAACCCTGTTGGTTGGGAAATCGTATGGCTAAGCAAGTCAGTGACCCCAGAGGTTGCTAAGAAGATGGGACTAAAGGGCGTCGGCGTTAGTATGATTAAAGACTGGATCGATGCAAACCCAGAACTACGATAGACTTAAAGAGAACGACACTTCTCCTTTCATTGGTCACGCCTTAATTGGCGTGGCCTTTTTTAAAATAAAAGTTGAAACGCTACACATTGTGTGCTAATATAATGGTATGGAAACATGTAAGAAGTGCCGCAAGCAAGTCAAAAAGGTTGACTTTCGCAGCCAATCACTAGTCTGCAAGCTTTGTGAGTCGTATGCTCGCAGAGACAGTACAAGGAAAATAGCATAATGCCCAGCAATCCAGATATGAGAAACATTGGAATTTCGGCCCACGTAGATAGCGGTAAGACGACTCTAACTGAGCGCATTCTATTCTACTGTGACAGAATTCACTCCATCCACGAAGTCCGAGGCAAGGATGGCGTTGGTGCCACAATGGACTCAATGGAGCTAGAGCGAGAGCGTGGTATTACTATCGCCTCAGCGGCCACCCACGTTGAGTGGGGTAAGAACCCTATTAATATCATTGACACTCCAGGGCACGTTGACTTCACTGTTGAGGTTGAGCGCTCTCTTCGTGTTCTAGATGGCGCTGTTCTTGTCCTCTGCGGTGTTGCTGGTGTTCAGTCTCAGTCAATTACCGTTGACCGTCAGATGCGTCGATACAACGTACCTCGCCTCGCCTTTGTTAACAAGTGCGACACCACTGGTGCTGACCCAATCCAGGTCTGCTCTGACCTAAAAGACAAACTGGGGCTAAACTCGGCAATGTTTCAGCTTCCTATCGGACTGGGCCTTGACCTTGAGGGGCTCGTAGATCTCGTCACAATGAAGGCTTACTACTTCGACGGTGATAATGGTCAGGACATCCGAATCGAAGAGATCCCCTCTTCCATGGAGGCCGATGCTATGGTTGCTCGTGAGGAGCTCCTAGACACTCTCTCTATGTTCGATGATGAGCTAATGGAGGCCGTCCTAGAGGACGCTGCTACTGAAGAGCAAATCCACCGTGCAGCCCGTGCTGGAATCATCTCTCTTGAGCTCTGCCCAGTCTTCTGTGGTTCAGCATACAAAAACAAAGGGGTCCAGCCCCTCCTAGACGCAGTCACTCGATACCTCCCTGCACCGGGCGATGTTACCAACGTGGCTCTTGATGCTAAGACTGGGGAAGAGGTCCAAATGGACGAGAGTGCTGACACCCTAGCATACGCCTTCAAGCTTGAGGACGGACAGTATGGACAGCTTACCTACATCCGAGTTTACCAGGGAGCACTCGTCAAGGGTGAGCAGATTGAGAACGCCCGCACAGGCAAGGTAGTTAAGATTGGCCGCCTTGTGAGAATGCACTCTGACCAGATGGAAGACATCGAGAGAGCAGAGGCCGGTGACATTGTAGCACTGTTCGGAATCGATTGTGCTTCTGGTGACACCTTCCGTGCCCCTGGAGTCGATCTACTCTGCACATCCATGCACGTTCCTGAGCCAGTAATTCAGCTATCCATCAAGTGTGTGGACCGTAAGAAGCAGGCCAACCTTTCAAAGGCTCTTGGTCGCTTCACACGAGAAGACCCAACCTTCAAGGTCGCCCAGGACGATAAGACTGGTGACACCCTAATCTCAGGAATGGGAGAGCTCCACTTGGAGGTCTACATCGAGCGCATGAAGCGTGAGTTTGGTGCTGAGGTTGAGGTTGGTAAGCCAACAGTTGCATACCGCGAGGCTTTGACCCGCGAAGTTAAATTCGATTACACCCATAAGAAGCAGACTGGTGGCTCAGGTCAGTTCGGTAGGATTATCGGAAAGATGGGCCCCGCTGAAGGAGAAGATCTGGAGTTCACAAGCACTGTCACTGGTGGTAACGTTCCTCGCGAATACATCCCATCTGTTGAGAAGGGTTTCGCTCAGGCCGTAGTTAAAGGTCTACTAGTTGGCGCACCAATCGATGGGCTAGCAGTTGAGCTTCAGGACGGTAAGGCTCACGCCGTAGACTCAAGTGACATGGCCTTTATGGCAGCCGCTCGTGCATGCTTCCGAGAGTTCTACTCCAAAGGAAAGCCACAGATTCTAGAGCCAATCATGAAGGTTGAGATCTCTGGTCCTTCAGAGTTCCAGGGAGACATGGTGGGCCTAATGTTGGCCCGACGCGGGATTCTAGTAGACACCACCCAGCAAGGAACAGACGCTGTTATTATTGCAGAGACCCCACTGGCTGAGATGTTTGGATTCTCAACTGATCTCCGAAGCGCAACCCGTGGAATGAGCTCCTACACCATGGAGCTTGCAAACTACAAGGCAGCCCCAGGCGACATCAAAGAAGAATTGATCGCCGAATACAAAGCCGATCAAGAAGCCAAGAATAAGTAATCATGACCCCAGGAAGACTAGGAGCGTAACATGAAGTTTAAGAGCAAGCCAGGGATGGGCAAGATCATCCTGTGCAGACACGGTCAAACCGCCTGGAACAGAATTTCCAAGGCCCAAGGTCGACTTGATTCACCCCTAACAGCCAAGGGCTGCCAGCAGGCATTCCTAATGGGTGTCATGGTCTCTTTCCTTCTAGACTCCCTGGAGGGGGGTGAGGACTTTATGTTCTACTCCTCTCCTCTGGGTAGAGCAATGCAGACCTCCACTATCGTCTCTGACGTAATCGAGTCTGACTTTCAGAACATTCACACCCACGATGCTCTAAAAGAGGGAGATATGGGCTGTGTGGCGGGCCTAGAGCGAGGCGAGTGGGACCAGTTCTTCCCAGTGGAGACAGCCTATCGTCAGGGGAACAAGTGGAGCAACGCCTTCCCAGGAGGCGAGAGCTACAGGGACATTGCCGAAAGAGTCAATGACCACTTTCTCAACTTGATATCTAGCAATGATATCTCTGTCGTAGTGACTCACGAGATGGTCTCTAAGACTATCCGAGGCCTAGTTGAGGGCGTTCCTGTTGAGCAGATCCCTGCCCTAAGTCACAATCAGGACTCTGTTTACCTCATCGATCTAGCCACTAGGGAGATCCGAGAGCTAGACACTTCTCCTAGAGCCTGTGGCTCCAGCTGTGGGACCGAGGACGGATGTGGCGGTTGCGAGGGCTGCGGAGAACAGGGGTAGGGCAAGAAAATAGGTCGAAGAGTGCGCCGCGATTTTTTTTATATTTTTGTAAGTATTGACCCGCACTATGTTTACAAAAAAACAAGACCTAGCCCCGACCAAGAGGCTAGATCTCAATTTCTATAGAATCCACTATAATCTCTTTATGTGTACTCTTACTTTCTAGACATCGCTCCATTTGGAGAGTCTAGGTTGTTTCGATCCCATGTATGTCTCATGGCAGAGCCAGGTGTCTGGGTCCGCTGTGCATGTATAATCTACACAAAGCATGAGGTGCATGGAGCCTGATTTCGACATAATTCCTACGTCTAGTGTCCCGAATACGGGATTGCAAACGCCTATGCCAAAATCCTTCTTAAGTTCGTCAGCTGTATCGATAAGTCTCCTGCTTTTAAGCCTAAAGTGGTGTTCTTGGACTTCTATCTCACCAGCATGACTTTGAGCGTCCTCAAGGGATTCAAGCTCATTAATGTTATTGGTAATCTCTTCAACTTCCAGATAGAGCTTCTCAATGCTCCTACTGTATGAGTGAAGAAGAGGCATCATTTCAGCAACTGTGTCCGCGTCATAAATCTTCATGATTGGTTTCTGAGATTTAGAGTGTAACGACCGTACCAGCCTAACGTTAGACTAGCCCCCTGCTACCTCTATATACGATATTCTGCACCCAAAATACCTACTTCGGGTTCTCGGAATACCTCCTTCCGATGACCTTATTTTGGTAAATTGGACTGTAGCCCCCTGGCATCCATTCTCAGCCCATTTTATTTTATCTGCTTACCATCATAGTCACCCCCATATCCGAACGCATTAGAGAGCCTGCTGGACCCCTTCTCGGGGATCCTGGCATGGTCGTCAGGTATAGTTGTTGGGGACTACTAAAATCTGGGTCTGAGAGGGTTCAAGGGGCTTGCCCATTGTGAATGTCCAACGAACCTGTAAGGGTTCAAGGGCTCTTGCAGAGGGCCCTTGGAGTTTGGACAGATTCCCTTGTTCTTTGTGGAGCCGTATGGTGGTTGGTGGGGTTTCCTGCTCCTTAGGGAACCTAAGGGCAGATATTGTCTAGGGCTAACGCCATGGGTCCAAGGGGGTACCCGTATGGTGCTCTTGCAGAGGGCTTAGGCCACGGGTTCAAGGGGGTAGCCCTTGTGAGTTGCGTATGGTGCGCTCGGTTCTAGGGCTTGCCCTAGTGACCTCACCGGACATGCAAGTGGGTTTGGGGGGCAGAGGTGAGTTAGGCCCCGACGACCAGTTGGACCCCTGCGACTTATTCTATTTCTATGCCTAAGCCAATTCCTGGCTCAGCGTCTCCTGGTGGGGCGACTGGGATGTTTACTTCTCTGGCTGTTACTGATGTTGTTATTTGTCCGTAGTACTCGTGTCCAAGGACTGGGTCCAATAGGAGGGTTCTAGATACGAACTCGTTGTTTTGGGCGTGATTCTCATCCTCCTTGAAGTTGGCAATATCTCTGGCCCTACCTCCCTGGGATCCTGATCTCCACTCTGCCTCAATTAGGGCTAACGCCTGATTCCCCTGTCCAGGGGTGTCAAACGTCTGCTCTTCTTGGGTTTCGAGGTTTCTGGCCACAATCTCGATAGAGAGAGTTAGGGACATGCCGCCAACTACTAGGTTCTCTGGAATGACTATTCTGCTATTCATAGTTTATATCTCCTTCAGGATATTATACGAATTATACCCCGACGACTTAGATTAGACAAAAAAATAGACACACGGTATTAGCGTGTGTCTAAGAGTTTCTGGTCCTCACTTACGGCTTCAAGCCTGCTTGTCTGGAGACATTGGTCTCAACACATATAGCAATATAAGTGGGGCAACTTATTAAGCTAGTAGTCCAAGCATGCGAGCGGCAAGGAGGAGAGCGCCAAGAGACGCTGACAACAGAAGCAATCTAACCAGTCGGCTAGAATTCCTCATGTTTAACCACCTTTCAGGGGGTACTGACAGAAACAGGGGGCTCGGACGAAGCCCTCTTTAGTGTATCCTATTATACGAATTTAGTTTAGACCACTTGGGCCTAATATTACTGGGTATTTCAACCAGATGCTATTGATGTTGTAGCCAACTCCTCCAGATGGAGCGAATGTGCTTGCTCCGTTGGATATGAGCTGATTGAAGCTCAAGGCGTCAATGGTGGTTCCGCCGTCATCCTCTAGCTGCCCAAATTGGGCTGTTGCTACTCCAGATGTGCGGGCTACGGCGTTGTGCCACCCGGACACGCCTGAATCTGTACTATCTTCAAATCTCTCCCAATCGTTTCCTGATGGAAGGAGGTCTGGATCAACATCATAAGAGCCGACTGCTCCTGATGGCCAGTGGGTTGCAAGCCTGTCCATGTCTGCTATGTACTTGTCCCACAGGTCTACGGTGTACAGGGTTCCAGAGGCTGTTCCGGATGTTGGTGTTGTGTCGCTTAGGCTGTATATGCTGGCAACGGCTCCTGATGGGTATGAGGTGGCTCCTATGCTCTCCTCAAGCCCCCAGTCCCACTCAGTGTCAGCTGTTAGGTCTGAGTCAGAGATTAGCGTTCCGCCTCCCTGTCTCCAGTTGATTCCTCCCAGAGATCCATATCTGTTTGACCTATTTGTTGGCAGGTCTCCGAACATACTCCAAGATCCACTGAATACAGTCTCAAGAACTTCTTCTCCTCCGTTATAAAACGTTCCATCGGACACTAGGGTTTGGGACTCTTGAAGCCCCGTACTTGAGAAATATAGCCCCATGAGTGTTGGGGCTTTTCTTATGAAGCTATACCCTGAGGCCAGAACTCCATCGGAACCGAATGCGGCATTCAGGTCTGAGTTGTAGCTATTGGATATGCTGTTGGTGTCATACGTCAACAGTTGGTACTGTTCGTTTTGAGCTCCTTCAACATAATCGAACAGAATGAAGTCATCAAAGACCACCATCTGCTTTTCCATAGTCCAGATTAGGTCTGCTGTCCTTGAGTTGGAGTCTTTTTCAATTATGTGAGGAATGTGCTTGTTTGTCTGCAAGCAAACGTGTACACCCTCAAAGTCGTTTCTACCTGTATGGGATGTCCATTCTCCACTGGCAGCATTGTGACTATCGATATTCATGTCTACAACAATTGCAGAGCCACTGCCTAGGGGGTAGGAGATTCCAGAACCAGCTTCTACTACAGAATTGCTGATTTCCCATCTGCCACTAGCACCAGGGGAGATCCAAGACACCGATGTCTCAAAGATCTCTGGGCCAGCTTCAAATGCACCGGCAGTGGTCGCTTGTCCAGGCTGACCAAGGTACGCTCCGCTAGCGGAAGGGTCTGGGTCTACATATCCGACCTGATTGTATGTTGAGAAGTCTTGAGGTCTTTCGGAGTATATCTTGGTGTTAATGTCTACGTAGTCTCCGTTATACCCACCGCTTCCGGTTCCAGAATTGTAAACGTATCCACTAAAGTTGTCACTCTTGTAGTAGTCCTTTGTGTTTACATCGAGGCCAGATCCGGTATTATTGAGAGCAACCTGCTCATACAGACTGGGAAGGTCTGGGGTGTCAAGTTCCCAGGTTGTTCCGCTTGACTCTCCTGTAACATATGTGCCGATTGGCGTACACTTGGTTGACCTCTGCTTATTAACTCTCCAGTACCCCAAGTCACCATAGATTAGTGAGGAAGGGGCTGGGGCAGAGACAAGGGCGGCGGTGTCGTAATTGGAAGACTTGCTTGGTACTCCCGATGGGGAGGTTCCGCTTGCATGCCACCACACGTCGTCTGGGTCATCGTAGTAGAACCCAGAGGCGGACTCCCATCTGTCTCTCTCGTGAGTAATTAGACTATGGGTGTTTGTGTCTGTGGAATTCTTGAAGCTCTCTACTACTGGTGGTCTCCAGAGTAGGCTTTGGGCCAACCAGTCAAAGTGACCCATGAACGAGAACTGCTGGAATTCAGGCTCTCTTGTTGTCCTGTCTCCAATAGGCTGACCTACTCCAGAGAACTCTCCCCCAGCGGTGTATAGCCTTGTCCCGCTCGCCATCACTCCCCAGGTTGAGCTGAGGTTTTTAATGGCATTGAAGTCCAATGGGAAGAGACCAGATCTTGCTCTTGTCAGACAGTTGATAGTTTCATCTTGCCCTGTTGCTATGTTCCTGTATGTAACTCCGTCTTGGAGTCTGTTTCCAGAAGGAACGTCTGCAAGGAGAATCCTATAGTCGAACACCCTGTTCATGTAGTCGCCCATGCTGTCGCTCCAGCCGGACATGCATACGAGTCCGCTGATTGCCTCTTGGGCTTCTTCAACTAGGTGTGGGAAGTTCTGCAGAGGCATCTCTAGCAGGCCGCTGTGGCTTGCTAGGATCTCTGTGTCTGTCTTGGCATAATCGTAGAAGACGTGAAAGTCTGGCTCGGTAGCACCTCTTGCGGTGTACTCAAGCTTGATTGACTCAAGAGCAGTGTAGAATAGTTGAGCGCTATATGGTAGGATGTGGGAGTTTCCAGTGATACCCGTGGTGGCTGCAGCGTCAATCCTTGGCACTGCAAGTGGATATATCCCGGTCCCGTTGGCCAGGTTTCCGGACGCGGTATCGAAAGGTTGGACGTAACCTATGTCACCACTGACTGGGAGCGTCATGCCGCCAGACCACATACTGGAAGGATAGACGTAGCCGCTGCTAGCCATTTTAAATCAATCCATAGTTTATGAAGGTAGGCTTGACGATGTGACAAAGGACATGGTCGATGGCCACTGATCCGCTTCCCTGGATCTCAGTGTCGCTCTGGATTGAGATAATTCCGAAGTCTCCAGATGCTACAATCCTTGGATCGATACCAACGAATGAGACCTTTGTTCCTGAGGCAGAGTCATCGTATGTTATTGCCGAGATGTTTCCTACGGCGAAAGTTCTAACGATCCCAGATACACCAGCTCCAGATGTTGGAGCCGTTGTCACTTCTACGAAGTTGGTGGTTCCTGACCCTCCTCCTCCTGCTGCGGCATTTACCACATAGAGCTCAGAGAGGCCAGCTGAAGGCGTAAAGTCGTAGTTCCTAATGTTGGTGTCGCTCATTGGGGAGGAGACTGATACCTTTGCTCCACTTGTGACACTGTCGGTGTTTGCTTGGTCGATAAGAGGAACGTTTGTTATGTCAATCGCAACACCCCCGACTGGGGCTAGTGTCTGAAGGTCAACAACGCTGCTGCCTCCAGCGGTCTTTATTGCTGACGTTACTGTCATGACTTTGGCGTTAACCAAGTCTACACCACCTGTGTACCAGTGCTGGAATGTTCCATCCTCTAGCCTCTCGTAGTGGTACACTGCTGACATGTTAACGTCAAATAGCCCGTCTGCGCCTCTTGCTCTTTGGGATGCCTGGCTTCCTGCGTTTAGGTCCAGGTTTCTTGGCCAGCTCTTTCCTCTGGAGTCTGTTGAGAGGTAGTAAGGGTCTCCAGATGTTCTATCGTAAACGGTAGTGATAGTCACAGGGATAGATCTTTTCTCTTCCGCTGTGCCAACCCCAATTCTTGTTATCCTTGTGTCGTCAATAGGGGCGAACACTTCTGGGATGTCGAGATCGAGCTCTAGGTCTGTAATCCTTGTCTCAATCTTCTTGATTACGAAAGAAAAGTCTTCGTCTAGTCTTGTAAAGGTTGGCTTTGCTTTTACTAGCTGTGGGAAGTGGGCTTTTACTGAGTACTTTGTTTTCCAGTAGTCGCTGGATCCCCTACCAACGTTGATGGAGGTTATCCCGTTTGAAATCAACCCATAGCCACTTGACTGAAGAGTCTGGTCTGAGAAGTCGTCAAAGCTAACCCCAGGTAGACCGATCTTGGTCACTTCCGCGTGAGTAGACGCTGTGGCGTCAATCTTCTGAGAGCTCATGAAGGCGTTGACGTCTGCTGTTAGCCTTTCGACAGAGGTGTCTGTCCCTCTTGGCTCGTAGTTCCATGGGGAGAACTTGTCTTCTACAACAACCTCCAGCTTGCTCCCTGTCCCGCTTGTCCAGACTGAAGGGTATGCGTATCCATATCTTCTGCTCACTCTAACAGGAAGAGCAACGCTCTGCCCTGAAGCAGGGTTGATCTCTTCGTATGGGACTGGGTTTAGTAGTGGGTCGACGAAATCGTCGCCCCAGTCTCCAGTTAGGAATCCACTATTGGCTGTTGTGATTCCTGAAGAGGCTGTTAGTAGCGCTGTGTTTCTTGCTGTTGTTGGGTCGAAACAGAAGTTGGGGAATGTTATAGCAATTCCCTTCTCTGAGCTGTCCCACTCAAACGCTGGAGAGTCAAACCTTGTCTTGGAAGATTTCCACATCTGAACCTTGATTGGTACAAATTGGTTTAGCTCGTCCTCATTCCAGCTCTCGAACTTAGTTGGAACTCCCTCTCCTGTGATCCCCCACTTTGTAGTGGTGTCCATTACGCAGTACGCCTTTAGCTTGTTTGTTGCGGCGTTGTAGAAAGGGGCTAGCATAGAGTAAGTGCCGTCGATCTGGTATCCATCCTCGAATAGGCCGCTGGCCTGATTCTCAAGGTTGCTCCATGCTTCACCAACGACCTCAAAGTCATCAATGAAACCATATAGGGGATCGGTCTCTTTTAGGGTGTATGTCTTACCATAGTGGGAGTCTGCAAAGGTCTTAACCTTGTTGTACCACGCTACGACCCAACTCTTTGAAGAGTTGTATCTGCTGGTCATCTCTGATAGGTAGGATGTTGGGCTGTTCTGTCCAACGTTAGATCCAGAGGCAGGAACGAAGCCCGAGCTGCTGATTCTGTTCTCTAGGTCTTTCTCATGAGCCCAGTACTCGATTGATTTGAGTGCTGCGCTAAGCTCTGCATCTGTTGGGATGTCAGTGGCGAGGTTTCCATCTGGACCGAAGTACTTGATGTTTACGTTTCTCCACCCTGGCTCGAACGAAGGTGCTCCAACTGTAATTCCCATGTCATAGGATGCGGCGAAGGCTCCGGAGGTTGGGATTAGTCGCCCACTTCCAACGATCCCCTCCATGTTTGGACCGAAGACTCTAACCTTGTTTGGCTTGTCAGACTCGTCGTTTCCATACTTTAGGTGCAATGTTTCGGAGGTGTCTCCTGCGTAAGGGATGTCATCTCTTGTGACTGTTACACTGTACTTCCTGTTGACAACTGAAAGTTTGGCATCAGCCATATCCCAATAGCAGTCATAGCTGACATCTGACAGGATCCTGACCATAGCGGACAAGAAGCCCTCTGCCTCGAACTTCCACCTGTATCCGTCTACGTTTCCTGGAAGCTGGCTCTCTACTACGTCTGGAGCTGGTAGTGAGGAAAGAAGCCCAGTGACTGACCCGATTGTGTTTTCATAGTACTCTGTTGCATCATAGATCTGCCTGTATGTTGCACCATTGTTCTTGATGCTCTCAAGCTCTTTTACTTGGGATGATCTCCCGGACGTTGCTATGCTGACGCTTGTCTTGCTGTACCAATTGTAGACATCCACTGTATCGTCAGAAGGTGTGTCGTTTCTTCCGAACAGACCAACTGTGTCTAGGAAGAATGAGTCTAGATCAACCCTGTCGTCTTGAATCACGACGTTTAGAAGGTTCCCCTTTGAGTCTTTGGAGTAGTCTGCGTGGGTTACGCTTCCCTTGACGAGGAAGTTGTCAATTGAGAAGTCTACGGCTGTGCCGATTGTTGGGAGGGTCTCGTGCCCAAAGGATCTTGGTGCGTAAGACAGGCTGAATGTGTGGGGAGATGATCCGAAACCAAATGTGGCATTAACGGCAGAAAGAAACGCGCCAGAGGCTCCAAAGAGTCCGTCCGGCGAGCTTACTAGCTCTGGCTGATATGTGGTGTTTATTCCACTTACATTGATGTGTCCGCTTACCATTTTAAACTCCTAGCCTGTGTTGCCCCACAGTTGTTTACTCTCTATTATACGATTAAGTGTTCGCCCCTAGGTCGATAATATCTGTAAGATATAGACTGCCAGATGGGCTTGGGTACAAGAAGCTGGCCGATGGGATAAATGTCCCAGGCTCAGAATATCTTGTTGATGGGGCTGTCTTGTTGCTTGTTTCGTGGTTGCCGAAGTTCCAGGACAAATCGTCATCCTCTACTGAACTAATGGATAAGCCAGACGCTCCAGTTGTTGTACAGCTTATAGACAAAGAGGAGGTGCTGCTGGTGTCTCCCCCTTCTGGGGTTGCTGTTACTGTCAAGTTCCCCAAGTCACTTCCGGTTAGGTCAGAGGCCAAGTTGAGACGGAATGAATCCATGTCAACAGCGCCCTCAGAGTCCTGAACCCTTGTGAGGATGTGGTAGATCCCTGGGTAAGAGTAGGTGTGGGTGGCAGAGAAAAGACCCGCGTCTGACACTGTCAACCCTCCAGAGACTGTCCTTGGTCCCTCGTTGAAGTTGATTGATGCAGTGTGGATGTCTGAGCCGCTTGGCACACTCCCTGACACTACAACAACTGATCCGGATGCTGAGGCATAGACCACTCCGCTAGCCTCTGTGAACACATCTGACCCGACCTTTACTGAGTCTATGGTTCCGTTGGTGGCAGATATGGACTGGGCGACTGTTAGCTTGCTACCAAATGCGGCCTGGGTTGTCTTGTTTACCACTAGCTGTTGGTCGTAATCTCCAGAGCTGGTTGGCTGGAAGCTGAGCTCAAGGTGAGTGTTCTGCGTTCCGCTTGGCATGTTCTGAGAGTTGGCGTACACAACTGTTTCCATGTTGACAGTTGATGTCTTTACTGTTATTGCCATTTTATCCAACCTCTCCTGTTATTATGTCTATCTTTACTCTTTTTTTTCTTGTCTTAGAAGAAATAACGTTTATGAAGTTTATGTCTCCACATGCTGGTTGCCTCTTGCTGGCAACAAGCTCCATCTTGCCAGACAGTGTTAGGTGTTCGGTCAACCAGACCCTATCTCCAACTGAGATTTCGCCAATATATCTAGCGTTTGTTATCTCTTTTAGGGATCCGTCCCAAACAGTCCTTATCCCCCCATCAGCCACTTTGCCTACAGCCTGCTGCATGTCTGTGGTTGCCGTGAAGGTTATGTATGAGTCACAGTCTAAGCCTGTGTCAATGGACATCTCTCCACCGACTGTTGGGACTTTGACTACAAGTGTCTCACCAGTTTTATCCAAGCTATAGAGGCTCACAGCAACTCCCCCTCTGCGGTGAAGTCGTAGGAAACTCTTATCTCGTATCCACCCCCGAGGCCACCCAACACCCCTTGTTCGTATGTTCCAGAAGGTAGCTCTAGGAATGTGTACACGTAGTTTGTAATCTCTAGGTCTGCGTTGCCTGAATTAACAACGCCTAGGGAGATTCCTGATCCCTCGGTCTCTGGGAAGGCTGCTACTCCAGAAGATGCGCTTGTTAGGGCTATCCCCTTGGTCCAGCTTGAGTCTGACCTGTAGTACAGAGTCGGGGTCACTCCTGATGCTGTTAGGTCTGACTTGTCGTTTAGCCACATCTTTATGTTGTAGATTCTAAGACTACTGCCAACGGCTCCAGCGTTTGCTGAAGAGAAGTGCGAGTCTGCTGGCAATCCCAAGCTTACTGTTAGAGCCTTGGTCCCACCAACAACTGTGGCTGACGGAGTTAGGTCTGTCTGGGTCAACACGTTTAGTGCCACCCCGCTTGACTGATTGGAGTCAAAGCCCCCTATTAGGTCAGACTTTGCTCCTGGCTTGTAGACCCCGGAGTCTATGTGGCGATACCCGGAAGGGTCCACCTTGGATGTATCCCAAGACCAGACCAACACTGGCGGAGTAGCTATTGTTATAGTTCCTGAGGTTGCCATATTAGTCTCTGTTCGTATTCGCAGTATTTACTGAATAATTAAACTTAAGGTCTAGCCCTGTGGTCCCCCCATAGGCTCCCACTGGCATGTCTCCCGATGCCTGAAGTGCAATGTAGTTGTACTGAGACGTGTGAGCATCTGTAGTTGCGAAGAAGGTTAAGCCTCCATCGTTTCTTAGCACCCCTGACGCTGTCCCAGATGTAGTAGGAACTATCTCGTTCCCGTCCTCGGCTAAGGACAGTGACTGTGTCCAAGAGCCCGTCCCTGAGTAAACGATCTTTGATGATGTTCCTGATAGGTCGGAACCGCTGGCCCAAAACTCGCAGGAGTCCACGGTCTCATTGGCGTCAGCGAAGCCTGAGAACTGGACTGTGAAGCACTTTGTTGCCCCAATGTCGTTTCCGTCTGTAATGGCCAAGCTCCCGAGGTCAATGGTTCCAGTTGGGCTAGTCCCAGAGGCAACCACTGATACGAAGGATGCGTGACTTTCGAGGTGCCTTGAACCACTAGGGTCGGTACCTGTCACATCCCACTCTTTTACGATTATTGTTGCCATTTCAAAACCCCTTTAACCTAGCTGAAGTCGAAAGTTAGTCTAAACTTCATTGCCCCTGGTGCAACCCCATATTCTCCGGCTGGAACGTCTGTGTCTACGGTTGTGCTAACGTAGATGAACTCCATTGCCTGTGAGTCTGAGTTGGCCCCAGTGACTGTTGTAGTTCCATCTTGCCTGTTTACGTTTTGAACAGATGGCAGGGATGAGCTTGCATAGCTTCCACTCGCATCTGTTAGGGCTATGCCTGACTGCCAAGCTGTCTGGATTTGCTCGTTAAATGTAACGGTTCCAGTTGTGATGGCTGTCTGTGTTGGCATCCAAAACTTCATATCGCTGACAGTTGTTGCTCCGTTTAAATTAGAGCAGAAAGGAACGACCGCAACTGTGCTTGTTGAGACCTTGGCTGAGGTGTTGTTCACGGTCCCCATGTCCAAGTATCCACTTGTTGTAGCGTCAGCCTTTTGACTCCAATTAAGAGCAGTCTCAAGGTGCCTACCTGATGTGGCTGGAGTTGAGTTGTCAACGGTGAACACGTTGAACTCGATTACTGGTACTGCCATCTTCTTAGCTTCCTAGGTCTACAGCGCCGTCTACTTTGGCTGCTGACAGGGTCTTAGTGTATTTCCAACTGAGACTGAATGAAATCTCATTGGCATCTGTATCCTTGTTGACACTCTGTGACTCAAGTCTTAGTGTCGCATAGTTTCCTGATAGTGGTCTTATTGCGTTGATTCTTGTCTCGCAGTATGTCAAAAGGCTTGCATTTGAGTAGCCTTGGTCTCCCTTGGCTGATCCTGTTATTGAAAAGGTTCCCTCTGTTGATGTTCCAATGTCTTGGACCACATTTCCTAGAGTTCTTCCAAACACTGGCAATGAGGCCATGAGTGTTGTTGGCTGCTGATCGCTAATGTTTATGTCGAAAGACGCCACACCAGAAGGAATGTTCTCGTCTGCTGAGTCTGTGTATGAGTAGCTATACCCGAGTGTTCCAGCGAATGCGTTCTTGCTGATTGACTCACTGGCAGGTGTAGCAGTATAAAGGGTGGCTCCGCCGCCCAATGAAGAGTATACTCCAGAGGCGTCACTTGCTAGGGCTGAGCTAATCTCGTTATCCCACCCACTCAAGGCGCTAGTGTATGCCCCATCTCCTCTTCCCAAGCCCTGGATCTCTCCCTGAAGGCTAACCTCTGAGATTCCGTCTGATGTTGAGAGTGTCGCATTTTGTGTGTGGGTGTATGCCCCAGACGCCAATGTAAAGTTCTCTGTTACTGAGTACGAACCAGCTGTTGTATCTAGGCTCTCTGTTCTTAGGTTCTCGTAGGCTGTGTTTGACCCGCTCACTGCAACAAAGGCAGGGTGGCTGGCTTGCTGGAAAGACGACCCAGTTCTTGCGTTTACGAAAGTCTTAGCGTTAGATAGAGCGTTATTCCCGCTTGTTGCTGTGTTTAGTCCAACTGCGCTCATGTTGTGCGTTAGGGATACGCTTCTTCTGTCTTCGTTTTCGGTGTAGTCCCAGTTCTCTGAGAAGTCTACGATGTTAGAGCTGTTCAGAGCCTCATCCCAAGAAAGCGTAAAGGTGTACTGAGATCTATCGGCCCAAACCCCCTCTTGGATGGAGAGGTTCTCAACTCTTGGGTATACGCCAGACAAAATCCCAGACGAGTTATCAAGGATTTTAAATTCGTCCATATCGCTACTTAAAGCTGTAAGGAGAGAAGACCTGTCTGTAAACAGTAGGTCGATCTGGTCATTATCTCCGGTTGTTTGGAGAAAGTGGCCTGTGAAATCAAGAGAGTTTGTTATAGCCACACCTGAGCCCTTTGAGTCTCTGAGCAAGTCAGAACTCCAAGAGAACAAAGGAACTGGGGTAAACTCGTATGCCCCATAAAACATTTGTACTGCCATTGTTTTCTCCTTATCTTCCTAGTGAATCTAGGAAGCCGTCTTCTCCTAGTTTGTTTACGATATCCATAAGGGCGCTTCTTATTGCCTCTTGGTCTTGGTTCGATGCGAACTTGCCAGCAAGGCTTCTCTCTAGTTCTGCGCCAAGGCCCTGGATCCCCTTGACATTCACGCTCTTGTTGGTGTCAACCTGAACGCTAACGTTCTTGACGCCTCCGGTGCTTATGTCTGATCTTAGTGCTCTGACTTCATTTCTGAGCCCTCCGACTGCTGCGATCATTCCCTCTGCGTTGCCATTTCCATTGGCTGCGTTGGCCTGTCTTCTTGGTGTCATTCCAAGTCTTCCGGCTTGTCTCCTGTTTAGGACGACTTCGGATGTGTTGGCCAACATTAGCTTGGAGCCAGCTGGCATTTGAGATTTCTCCCTCTTGGCAGCCAAGGCGAGTCCGTTTAGCTCTCCAGAGGAGAGGCTTCCGTGGGCGTTGTTATCTATGTTAGTTGCACTGAATGCTGCCGCTCTGGCGTTAGCAAAGCTTCCCATGATTCCATTTAGCCTCTTAAGCTCGTCTACTGTGGCGTTGATGGACTTCAACTGGTCATGCTGTGTTGTCTGGTTTTTCTCGTTAACCTCAATAACCTTGCCAAGAGCTCCAAGCCTTCTGCTCGCCTGATCTCTCTGCTCTGCCAAATCCCTTGTAGCGAGATTTAGGTGTGATCTTGTGACTGCGAACGACTGGAGGGCTACGTTCTTTTGGGCCTTTGTTGTCTCAAGCTGTTGGGCTGCTGCTTTTGTGGCCTTTACTGACTCTTCTGCCTGAACCCTGGCTGCTGCCAACTGGTCTTGGGCAGTAGAAACATTGGCTTTGCCCTGCTCCGCTGTGATCTCGGCTAGGGTTAACATCTTGTCCTCGATGCTCTCCATTACTGCTGGATCTACTCCAAGCTGAGCCAACCCAAAGTCCGCTACAGCTTTCCCGATTTCAGGGAACAGGCTTTCAAACTGGAGGGCTGATTTTAGCTGGTCAGCATTGAAGCTGCCAACGTCTGCTCCTCCTGCGATTGATTGAGCCACCCCGAGTCCTCTTGATATGTCTGCTACAGACTGAACCCCTGCGGTTGCTGCTGACTTTCCTAGGCTTTGGATAGAGCTGAACTGCTGCTGGAAGATGTTCAACATCTCTCCTGCTGCTTCTGATCTCACCTTTAGGACTTCTTTTTCGCTTCCGATTAGTTTTATGTTTAGGTCTGAGCTTATTGATGCAATCTTTTCTGAGAAAGTGCTGACCGCCCCAACCTGCTCCAAGACTCTTCTCTTGGCTCTGTTTGTTGATATGGCTAGGTTGTACTGGGCGTCTGCCGCTGTTCTCATTGCTGAGATCACATTGCTGTTTGCGTCAAGCTCTGCTGACCTCGCGGATGACAGTGCCCTTTGGTCGCTTATTAGCTTCTGGTTTAGCTTTTGTACTTCTTTTCTGGCTTCTGCCAAATCCTTCTCTGACCCGGTGACCTTGGCTACTGAGTCTTCGATGATTGTGTCAAGTTTGCTTTTTGTAGCCTCAAACTGCTCAAGTGAGGCTTTCCTTATCTGTACGGCAACGTTGAAGAGTGCCCCCTCTTCCAGCTCTGCCTTAAGGTTGCTTAGCTCTACTTCTGCTCCCTCTAGTGTTGACTGAAGCTCTATCTGCTGTGCTCCCTTTGTTAGCTCTACAGCCTCTCTTAGGGCTTGAACTCTCTGCTGCGCGATCTTTAGAGTCTTCTCTCCCTCAAGTCTTCCTCTTAGGAGCGCTTCCACCTCTTTGGCCCTTGATGCTTGTCCGTCTGCAGCTAGCTTATTGACTACCTGTTGAATCCTGGCCTCAGCTAGGATTGTCTCCCTCTTCTTTCTCTCGTCACTTACTGACTTTGAAATCTTCTGGGCTGTTCCGTTCAGGACGACCAAGTATTCTTTACCAGCTGTCAACAGCTTCTTTGCCTGTGACACCTCTACCGCTGAGATCTTCTCTCTCACTTGGTATAGGTTGGCTAGCTCTGAATTGGTTTTTTTGTGATCTTCGGTTAGGTCGTTTAGGGCCTTCTGTGTTCCCTTTTGTAAGACCAACTCCTTCACAGTCTGTGCTGCTGCAGTCCCCTGTGCTTCCAGGTCACCAAGTAGCACGTCCAAAGATCCACCTGCAACCTTTACGGCTGCGTCGAATATTCTGTACTGCCTATTTAGGTTTTCGGCAGCCTCTGTTTGCTTGTCTATCTCTGCGCTAATTCTCTCGAACCCCTCTGAGGCGATTGCCCCATCAAAGGATCCGCCTTGTTCAGCTGCCTGAACTGCCCTTAGGGTGTCAGCAAGGAAGCTTTCTCCAGCTCCGGCTATTGTGAACGAGAACTCTTCTCCAATGGTGTTGACTTTTGCCAAGAGTCCGGCTGTGTCCCTTGTTATTCCCTCTGTTATTAGCTTCTCTGTGGCCAGGGCTTCCTGTCTTGTGGATGCTGCTGACTTTACTGTTGACTCGAAGTCGAAAGCATTCTGAAGGCTGTCTGTTGTTTTTGAGATTGTTCTTGTTAGTGTCTCGAACTTGGCTGATAGGTTTCCAAGGTTTCTGTCGTTTAGCCCGATGTCTCCAAATAGCTTCTGGATGTTCGCGTCTAGAGACCCTGCTGTTTTTGCCCCTAGGGCTTCGATGTTCGCACCGATGTTGGTTTTAAGGACATCCTGGCTCACACTTGCTAGAGCCGACGCTACTGCTTCTGCTGACCTGGCTGAGTCCTGTAGTAGGTTTGATACGTCTGTTTGCGCTTGGCTTAGCTCTGATGCTTTCTTTGCCTGCTCTCTGGCGGCTGCTGCGAATGAAACAGCTGCAATAAGCCCAGCGCCTAGCGCTGTGGCCTTGGTGCTTAGTCCGAGAAGAGACTTTCCTACGAATCCCGCTATTAGGGCTGTCTTTGTGAAGTTAGCCAATAGGAGCTTTGTCTGGTCAGACGCTGTGGCGCTTACTGCTCCGAGCTCTCCGACCTCCTCTGTTGTCTCCTCTATCCTGGCGGTTAGCTTTTGTGACTGTGAGCCTAGAACCTCAAGCAGACCGAAGACAGCGAGTGCTGATCCTCCAGCCTTAAGTGCGCTTCCGGCTTTTCCAACTCCACCTGTAGCAGCTTTCCCAGCTCCGGCTCCACCGATAGCTAGACCGCCTTTTCTTAGTGCGTTCTGGGTTCTTAGCTCGTTTGTAACGAGCCTCTCTGCATTGACAGTCCCACTCAGCTGCGTGTTAAGCTGCCCGACAACCCCAGCGGCCTGCTGGGTTGATCCAAGGAATAGCTTTGTTCCGGCAACGACCTTCCTGATGGCAACGTTTGTAACTGTGAAGAATGCTGCAATCGCGGCGATATTGAACACTTTTCCGAAAGCTCCAGCGCCAGCAACAAGAGAGTCGAAGCCCTTGTTTACATCTCTTATAATGTTAACGAAATCTGTTGCTGCATCTACTGCACCGACTATGGCGGTAGCTCCGAATCCTCGTTCGTCTGCACCCTTGTTAAACCCAACAACCTCGGCAGCCAAAGCCTTGATGGATGTTTGGAAGTTCTGAGATCTAACGCTTAGCTTCTGTAGCTGCTCTGCATTCTTCTCTAGGGCTTTTCCTGTTGTCTGTAGTTGAGGATCTAGCAACTCGTTCACTTTGCCGAAGTTGCTGAATGCTGCTGATATAATGTTAGCCTGACGAACACCAGCGATCTGTAGTGAGATCATGTTCTTCTGCTGTCCGTTTAGCTTAGGGAAGATTCCCGCAACCTTCTGGAAGGTCTCGAATACTGTGTCTGAAGCGTTGAGTCTCAGTGCGTCGTTTAGGTCCAAGAATCCGTTAGCAAGCTTTCTTAGCTTTGGCGCGTCTCTCTGGATTCTGGCTAGAATTGTCTTGAACGCGGTACCAATCTGACTTGAGTTTAGTCGAGTCGCTTCCAATGTGGCAGCTAGGATCGCCTGGAATTGGTCAATCTCTAGCCCAGCAGAGGCTGCTGACGAAGCTGACCTCAAGAACGCTTTACCAATCTCGGTTACGTTTGTCGCGCTCTTATCCGCGAACACGGATAGCTTATCTAGCGACTCAGACAGTGATTCATTTGTTAGGCCGAAGACCTTATATGATGCGGTAACGATCTTCGCAGAGTCGGCAGCCGACAACTGTGAGATGTTGGTTAGTCTTAGTGATTGTTCTGTTTTGTTTAGAGCATCCTGTAGGCCCAGTCCCTGACGAGCGAAGTCGTTAAGGGCTGTGGATACGTCAGTTACGCTTTTACCAGTGCTTAGAGCTACGTTGGTTAGTCCTCTTCCTGCCTGATCTATCTTGTCGGTTACCGCAGCAATCTTAGAGAGGTCTTGTAGCGCGTTGTCGAACTCTGTGAGTCCCTGAGCTGCGCTCCTGAATCCCTTGGTTAGGTTTAGCACGAGAGAGGCGGCGATTGTGTATTCCCCGAACCTCTTTACTACTGCTCCGATTCTTGCTCCGGCTAGCTGCCAGCTTCTTCCTGAGTTGGCTACAACCCTGTTGAGGGCCACTTCGGCTTTCTCTGCCCCAGTTGCTGTCCTGGCGTACTGAGCCAATACCTTATTGTTGTTCTTGATCTGCTGAACTCTAGATGCTGTGTCTTGCTCGTTGAGCGGGCCAGTTCCGCCTCCTGACCCCCCTCCAGGTCTTGCGGCTGCATTGGCTGCCTGTCTTGACGCTGGTTGGGCTGAAACTCTGAGTGTTCCGAGCTGGGCCTGTAGTTGCCTCTGTGCTGCTGCGTTTATCCTGATGTTGCCAATAAAGAATGGCATTGCCTTAACCTGGGCCTGCATTTTTGAGGCTCCGGCTCTTGATAGCTGAACGTTGTTCAACCTTAGTGCCATCTTACCAAAGGCGGCCTGTATTGTTGCCTTTCCTTTGGTGTCAATCTTAACGTTTGACAGGGAGATAGATGCGCCAGCCAAGGACTTCTTGATTCCTTCTTGCGCTGTTTTGCTCAATGAGGCTTTGGAAATAACAACCTTAGAAGCAGCAGCCGCCTTGGCTATTGCTAATTTGATTGCCTTTGTATCCACGTCTTTTGGGCTAAACTTAACCCCAAGATTTAGAATAAAGTCGTTTGCTGCCACAGTCTATCTCCCCGATCAGAACTACTTCTTTGTAGTCTTTGTTTTTGTTTTTCTTGCTCTAGTCTTTTTTGCTGACTTCTTGGCCTCTTTGGCTTCAGCCTCTTTGACTAGGTTCTGTACGAATTTAACTTCACCCCAGTCAGAGGTCATGTCTTCTGGGATCTCAAACTCAAAGATATGAGCCTCTGCGAACACTGTTGAAAGAGCAGATGGGTTTGTCTCTGAGAACTCCTGATAGGACTTTGAATCTGAGAACAACCTGTCTCCCTTGTCGTCTGTGCAACAAAGCTCGCAAAACTTGTGCATCTTTTGCTCAAGGGCGATCATCTCTGCAGTCATGGCAAAGATCTCATTCTTCATTGTTAGAGACTCAAGAAGGTCCGCTCTGATCTCCGCAAGATTAGCTGCGATCTCTGAAGCCTTGTCTGGATCCTTCTCTGCCTCTAGGAATAGCTCTAGCTCAGCCACCATGTTGGACTGAGTGTTGATTGATGACTCGTCTAGCTTGGTCCAGGCTTCTGAAGCTTGAAATCTCTTCCTTGCTTCTGCCTCTGTCATGATTCCCTCTCTGATTGCCTCAGAGTAGATTTTTCTATAGTGCTTGTCGATCTCGAACATGTTTTCTTGGTTTGGAGATGAGAACAGAAGAGTCTTGTCTTCTCCATCTACGGATACTACGAATTCTCTGCTTTTAGACATCTTGACTCTCCTCACTGCTGCTTGCCCCTGTGTCAGTTGCATCTAGAAATGTCTTCATCTTTCTAATTGCGTCGTTCCCTGATCTCAAGATCTTTGACCTAATGGAGGAAAAGCCCTCAAAGTCACGACCGAAGCGCATCTCAATTGCCTCCAAGCATTGCTTGTAAACGCTTTTGATGTTGCTTTCGATGTACCTCTTGGCTTCCTCTCTGCTGTGCTTATCCTGTTCCATCCTTCTTGCCCTTCCTTAGGTTCCATTCTGAAATGGTTCCTTCTTGTTTAATAGCTTCGCGCTCCTCGCTTAGCTGCCTTTTTACCTTGTCAGAGTTCATATCTTGAACCCTGCCTATTGTGTCCTTGTTTGCATCGGGCACCATTATGAAGTTTTCTTGGTGTCCGTTGTTCTTTGTTCCGTTGCTGGCTGCCCCTGCGCCCTTCTTGACGTCGGATTCTACCCACGCATCTAGGGCCCCATCATCGTTGATGATGAAATCGCTAGGCCTGTCTGGGTTCTCAAATACGTAATCGTAATACTGAGACCAGTAGACTAGGGTGTTCTGGAGTTCTGACCACTCTGAAATTGAGCATCCGAACAGGCTCTCGCCATTCTTGGATGCGCTCCAGCGGTATCTCCAGGCCCCACTTCGTGCGACCTTCCTCACATCAGCCTCCGACAGGAGATTGTTTCTGAGGTAGGCTATTGCCAAATTTAGTATTAATGTTGTGTCTGGTTCTGCAAGAAAAGATCGCTCTGAATCCCATATTGGGGCTTCGTTCTCGTCTAGGGTGGACTTTGCCACCATATGACGCCTAGCTACCTCTTCTGCTCTTGCTTCCGCACTGACGCTAAAAAGTTTATCCTTTTGTTCTCTGTAGTCTGTGACCTTAGCGTCTGCTTGCTTTAGCTTTCTCTCCAGCAGCCTCTTTCTGGATGCATGGAATTCGGAGTCCTTGATCTGATGCTTAAGACGACGAATTTCAACCTTAGTATCCTCTAGTCCCTGTTCGTCTTCTGCTGTCCAGGCTCCTGCTTTGTCGTATTCCTCTTTTAACTGGCTCTCTGTTAGGATTCCAGCCTCTTTAGACTCCTCTAGAGCATTCTCGTAGATGAAGTCTATCTTGTTTTGTTCTGATATGGAAAGAGCCCTGAGGATATATGTCCTCTGGGTTCCCTCTCCGTCCTCTACGCGGCATATTGACTTGCCCCATAGTATTTTGTTTATCACCTTGTCCGAATCCATGCTGCCCGCCCTTCTAAGAGAGCTGATTGTGCCGCCTCACACTATTATACGTTTTTAAGTTGCTCTCTAGAAAAGTTCCTTCCAGAGCAAGTCTGCGTGGATAGTAGCCGAGTTTGCGCTAGATCCAGCGAACGTGATTGTGTCACCTGGGGACAGAATGAAGTCGAAGTCTTTGATATTTACACTATCCTTGTCATTCTTTCCAGCTAGAGATGATCCAACAAGGTTCGTTCCACCTGTTACTGTTGTTCCAGATGTGTCAATCTCGACAACGCTGTTTGTTGCATTGATGTCACTGTAAGAAGGACTTCCCCCTAGTGTGGCATTCTTTACTAATTTTACGAATCCAAGGTTGTTCGTTGCGCCAGCTTCGATTGCAGATGTCATGTGCTCAAGTACGATATCAATGAAGTTGGTCTTGCTAGCATAGGTGGTCTTATTCCTAATCGTGAACAATGCTACCTCACTAGTGACAGTAGTGGTTTCTACTTTGTCAGAGGAGAAGTGAGGCTGCTGTACCTCTGTGTGCTTAGTCTTGCCTTCAACGAAGTAAGCCACAGATGCTGTCTTCGCCGTGATGTTTTCCGTAGTCTGCCCGTTTTGGATGTGTAGATTGATGTGAAAGTTTGGATTATAGCAGGACGGGACTGTGAAGCTGTTTGCGTACTGAATAGTGTGCGCTGCGAACATCTTGCCAGTTAAATCACTCTCGACCCAAATCTTAATTGCTCCAGCACCTAGGTATTGGAATTCAATAAAATATACGTTCAGCATGGTCGGATCGAGCGTCATCCCACTTTCGCCAGTTCCGTCTAGTGGATCGTCCCAAGTTGTCATGGCTGTGAAGTTCAGTGAGTCGTTGGACCAGTTGAAGAACCCGAACTCTGTTCCGTTGTATCCGATTGCATAGCCGTTCTTGTGGGAAGCTGAGACTCCATCTTCGTCCATGAGGCCAATTGCCTGTTCTGTTCCAGATACCCCTGCTGAGAACATTGCTGTTCCACGAAAGAGGCCACCTAGTCCGGCACGATACTTCTCGTTGTGAGCAGATCTCCACTGTGCATGAGATCCGCTTGTTGATCCAACTGTTGAAACGACACACATAGCATCTGCCTGTGTTGTAGTTCCACTGACTGCGTTGTCTGAGGTTCCGATTTCAGTATTGTCAACAGTGTACTCGAAGGACGTCTGGAACACCGGGCTTAGCTCGGCAGTTCTTAAGTCTCCGAATGCTGTCAGAGGAACATCGGTGGCGAGGTGTCCGTCATGGTCTACTGGTACGTTTTTGAATGTTCCACCGTGTGTTTTTCCAGCGATAATAGTCTTCATCACCTGTACTGGGGTTTCTGATCTAACTGTTCCATCCGCAGAGGATAGCAGAGAGATAGGCTGTGCATTGGAATGCTTGGACTGGATGGAGAAAGTCCCCGTCATCGCAGTGCTACCGTTCACATAGCGAATCCTGTAATGGGTCTCTACTACGTTTAGGATTCTTGGAACACAAAAAGTCGTGTCAGATACTGTGGAAGGTACTGATGTATAAGTTGATCCTCCGTCTGTGGAGAGGTCAAAGTATAGGTTTCCATTTGTCGACACGGACCCTAGGATAGAAGTCGCTACACATGAGTAGTCTGTTACATCTTCCCATGTTCCTGTGAAGGTTGCACCGGAAGCCAATGGGGTTGTGGTGCTGTTGGCTGTGCTGATAACGTGTCCGCGTAGCCTATTTGGTTCAAATGCCATTTTGCTTTCTCTTTCTTTTGTTCCTGCTATTCAAGAGTGGTTACTTGATTAGCCACCCTGTCCCGGTGTCTGCCACTAGTTCATAATGAGCCCACTGTGTGTTAAATGTAAAGGTGGTCTCTCCGATGATTGTGTCACTTCCAGCTCTGGAGATGATCACGTCATTTGTGTCACTTGTTGTTTTCCATAGGTCGTAGAGGTGAAGTCCATCCGAACTAAGTGGAAGAGTTAGTGTGACGTCTCCTCCGCTCGTATCTACTTTGATATACCTGTGAGTTGTCTTGTTTAGTGTTAGGCTTCCGCTCACTGTTGTGAACACGTCTGCCTTGTTTACCCACGCGCTTCCGTTGTATTCAAGGAATTCGCCGCTTGCTGGGGTTGTGATTGTTGTGTCCGAAAGGCCCGATAGGTTGGTAGCTGCTGCTGCATTGACGTTTCTCCATACGGAACCGTCGAATTCGACACTCTGTCCTGATGTTGCTGAGGTAACTATTACGTCAAGAAGTTCATCGAAACCTACGATGAGGTCACCTGGGAGCCAGCTAGCCCCATTGTACTCAAGAAACTGTCCGGATATTGCTCCGGATGTGCTAACGTCTGTTAGTTCGTTTAGTGCGGTTGCGTGTGGTGTAGGATTTGCGTCGTTAACCTTTAGGTTTCCACTTGCGTCAACCAAAAGAGGGAATCCCTCTGTTCCATACCCAAAGATAAAGCCACTTGCAGAAGGGCTTGTATTAATCTGCAACGCACCACTGGCGTCTACATAAATCCCTCTGCCTGTTGGTCCAAACTGAAATAGGTCTGCCATGTGTCTAATCCTTGTAGTGTGGTGCCTTTTAACTTAATGCTGTTGGGGGTGAGCCGCCAATGACTCACCCCCACCCATTTAGATCATCTTATCCACTTAGTTCTCTAGAAGAGCGTTAGTGTCTACAGCTGTTGAGTAGCCGGAGTGAGTAATGGTGATGCTGTTTGAGTTTGTGTACTCGTATGAAACCGCACCGTTACCACCACTTGCGTCGAACCCACTGAAGTCTACAGATGCTAGCTTGTTGTTAGCACCGAGGTTGATGGTCAACCCGTCTGTAGTCAAGAGTGTGATCTGGCGAGCAGTTAGGTTATCAACGGTTGAATCTGCTTCAACTCCATCGCCGTCATCGGTAACAACCTCGAATGTGGTAGATACTGTCACTGGGAATGATACAGCTTTGAAGTATGCTGCTTTGGTTCCTAGCTCGAAGATCTCCTCACGAGAGATGTCTACTGAAACGTCGATTGACTGAATATGGTCGTTGGTGCTATCGATGTCTGCTGGCAATGTTGAGCCTGCCTTGTTGAACTCTTCGGAGCGTAGTACTCCAGAGCCAACGCTGGTGGCGCTGTATGCTGCTGCTACATCGAATACTCCTGCTGGAATACCCTCGATGTTGGTCCAACTTTTGTCAGAACCTGTTAGGGTTACTGACTCGGTGAAGTTGCCATCAGTTGTCATTGAGTATGAAAGAGCAGAGGTAACCATACCTGAGCATGTGACTGTGCTGTCCGCTGTACCAGTTGCACTATCTTGAGTGTCTGGGAAGACAGAAACAGCTGCGTCAACCTTGTAGTTTGCTGTACGCCCTTTGAGGGTAGAGTAGTCAGAGTCTGAAACCATGAGCCATAGTGGCTTTGTGCCATCCATGACGCGCTCAACGGTCATTTCGATCTCTGGAATTCCTTCTACGTTCTCGTAGGAGTCTAGCTGACCTAGGGTGAAGACATCCTCTAGAGAGAAAGCAGTACCAATTGATACTGACTGTACTCCTAGTGGAATCTCCCATCCTGCGACTTCAATCTTAGCACCGTTCACATGGACTGCATCGGTAGTTCCGTCAGCACCACGGGTAACCCCGGTGAGCTGTGCGGCAGTGATGCCTGTGTAGGTGCAGTACTCGCGCTCGTTTGTACCAGATCCATCAATTACGACAGTACCAGTTGCTGGCCAGTTTGAACTGATGTCGGCGTTGAGGTCGATGGTTGATCCACCAGTGCTCATGGCTCCACTGGCAGTTGTACCTGAGTACATGCCGTGGATGAGGTTGGTGGTGGACAAGCGGTTGTCTTTGATCGCAAGCTGGGCTGTGGCGTATGTAATTCTGTTATTAGCCATCTTTATAAGTCCCTTCGCTGCAACGAATTATGAAAATTAGTTAACTATTGTAAAACACTGAAAAAAAACACTTAAAAACACACATTTGGTTCACTAGTGATGTGTACCGTCCTCCAACTTAATATACGAAATCTAGTGATAAAATCTGTTTGTTACCCTCCTGCTGGTAGATAAAATCTCAAAGTCCAGTCAACCCTGGCTGTATAAAGGCCCAGGTTTTCTTTTGGCCCCTGTTTTACCTTAGTATCCTCCACATAAAGCTTCTCCCATTGGTATGAGCTGTTAGCTTGTAGTGTAGTATAATCAGCGTAAGTTCCGGCTTTCCCACCGTATCTGTCGAACAAGGTCGGTGTATCATTAAAATCTACACCCTGAATAACCTTCCTGTAAGACTTGGTGCTCAAAACGTCAACGATCTTATTAGCGTCCTGCTTTGTGTTTGCCACAATATGGAACACTACATCCTGATCGACGGTAGACCCTCCTCCAAGCTGTCTAGCGCCCAATTCCCTTCCCTGGAAGTCAATAGCAACCAAAGGAAGTTGGTTCACCATGCCGGATGGTGCCCCGTGGACAGTTGCGTCAACGTTATCTTTATATAGTGAAAATACGTTCTGTGAAGCACTTGAGTCTGCGTCTGTTACTGCAACCCTCTTGTATGAGAATTCAGCAGAGATCACTGCTGAAGACCCTGGGTCTGACGCGAAAATAACTCTGCCTCTATTGTAATCGATCTTAGGAGCTAATGCCCCGCTGCCCCAGAGAGAGAAAACACCGTCTACATAGATCCCTGAGGCTACTGTAACAGCGTAGCCAGATGGCCCCGTTACGTCTCCCTCAATAACCCAGTTGTCAAAGCTTGACTCGTAAACAGTGGCAGTCTTTCTTGTCAAAGTGTCAATTCTGGAGCTATCTGTATACCAGCCCTGCCCTGAGGCAACGTTGGAATACATTCCGTTCTCAAGGAACTTGATGTCTAGATGCTGCTCGACGTTTAGGCCAAGCAAATCAGAGCTCTCATATCTCTTAAAGCTTGCTGTTGACATCTCTATCTCCTCTTGAGGATTGCTGCCAAGCCACGCTTAAATTCAGCTGGTTTGACGCTTTTTCCTAGTTTGTTTAAAATCTTACTTGGGGCTATCTTAAACAGTCCACCTGACTGCTTCTTCATCAGTCCTTCTCCAGATCTTGAGAACTTGCTCTTAGAGCTTTCATCAAAGATATAGCCGTGAACCGTAACCCCTTCTTCCATCCACTCAACCCAGGAAACAATCTCTGGTGTCCCGAATGAGCTTGAGTTGGTTAGCTCGTGCTGTGCCAGCTCGTGATTCTTGAGGGCGTCATAGTCGACCCACTCCAGTATCACCTGATCCTTGTCTGACCTAATCTTGGTTACAGATGGATCCGACTTCATTGCTGAAATGATCCTATCCAAACCTCGAACCTCTTCGTCGGTAAAACCGAACTCACCCCTTAGATTCGTCTTTAGGTCAATGAAGGCCGCAGACGAAGCGAATTTGTCCGACAGTATGTCGTTCTGTTTAACTAGCAGTTCTTTGGCTCTATCGAGAACAATAGAAGCCTTCTTGGCTACTGCTTTTTTAACTGCCTTATCAAAGGCTGTCTCGTTGAAGTAGGCGCTAGCCATCGATTCTCTGCCAATAGGACTGCAAGTAGCTTCTGGTCTGAAGTCCGGTTCTGATTGGGTCTGCCACTTTCTTGAAAAGTGAGCCCTCGACCAAAACCTTTGTTGCATTGTTTACGTCCTCAAGGGCGCTAAGCTTTGTCTTAAGCCTAACCACCTCAGTCCTGCTGATTCCTGTCTCTCCCATATCCCAGTCTTCTGGGGTGTACTTAAGCAAAGCTGTGTATTGAGAGGTGGCCTCTGTTAGAAGCTCGTGTGTGCCTTGGCACACTGGGCACCTAGCTCCAGCTGGGAAGTATCTGTTTTTTGGACCATTCAAGGTCTCAGCGTTCCCTGTGTCGTAAACCCCATCAGACTTTAGGTCTGGGCCGACTCCACAGTTTGGGCACTCTTCCACAGTTGGCTCTAGGTACAATACTACCTGATAGCCTAGGTCAGCAATTAGCTGATCTATGCTGTCTTCGTATAGCTGTTGTAGGTTGGCATCAAAATAGCCGCCCTGGGAAGGTAGTGATTCTGCCATGCTTGCTCTCCTTAAGAGTGGTCAAATGGGGACTGGTAGTCCCTTAGCCCGTATGCGTCTCCATCGTGATCGAAATCAACGAATAGCTGTTGGTCATCGTATGTAACAAGTGCTCCACTCTTGGTGGCGCTTCCGTCTGCTTCATTGATCTTGTAGTCCAAGATAGCCTGATCTAGCTCTGAACAAACGTTGGATACCAAGGAGTCGTGTCCTCCGAAGCCCGCTGTTGTATCAATTGAGGAGTCTCCGTCCTTAACCTTGATTCCCTTGTTGACTGCTGTTCTCATTAGCTGCTTGATAGCAATGCACTCAACCTGCATCAACACGATGTCCGCTAGGGAGTCTGAAACTGATGCTGCGTCTGTTCTGGCGTATGTCAAGGTTGATGGGGAGTAAATTAGCTCCACATCTGTGCCAGCCAAAGCCAGTCTTCTGTTTGTTCTGGTCACAGCTCTCTCTGTTAGGCTTCCCCACTGTGCGTCAGTGTAGTCTGTTGTCGCTAGACCTAGATCGATCTCTGCTCTCTCCTTGATCCCAGACACAGACGTTATTGCGTCTGACTCCACGGTGATTGTGAAAGCTGATACTGTGAAGGTCTCAGTGATTGTCTTAACAACGCTATTCAAGGTTGCTGTCCACTTGATAGTCCAGTCTCCGGCGGTGTATCCGCTTGGGATCGCACCGAAGCTTCTCGCATCGTAGGTTCCTGTTGAGCTCTTGTAGCCCGAGGTGGACGAGCCGGAAACTACGACGGCTGCGCTGTCCTTGATAACGAATGTTGGCAAGGAGTCTGTGTCGGTTAGTGCCCCGTTTGCATCTCTGACGAATATGTCAAGGATTGTTGGGGTGTTACCTATTCCTAATGTTGCCATTGTTTTTCCTATTCAAGTGTTAGGCTGAAGGGCCTGTTTTCGTCTTTTGTAATATTCAACTGTTCAACGGCATTATGTGTTTCCGCTGAAGTAAAATCAACGCTATATCCCGATGGGATAGTAACGTCAAAGTAGCAAGTTAGTGTGAATGGAGCTGACAGGCCAAAGCCACCCCATGTAAAGTCATACTGATAAACCCCTAGTCCTGAGCCGATTTCTGTCAAGCTGGCGGTTCCGGATACCTCAGTTCCCTGGGTAACGAACGTGCTTGTGGAGTGATCTAAGATCTTCCCTGATATGTCGTAAAAAGCAACCGTTGGTGACTGCCCGCTAACTGGGACTCCATTTACGAATAGACCGAAGTCTACTGGCACTGTTGTTTGTGCTGGATCAAAATTAGCTGACATTGTTAACCTTCTTCTGTATAAAGAAAATGGGGCAGGGCCGTTGAACCCTGCCCCCTAATCATCAAACTGTACAAACCACACAAAGTGTAACTAAAGACTCGTCTTTAGAATGCACCTGTGATGACGCGACGGGTGTCGAGACAAGCGAAGCCGAGCTCCATCCATCCGTAGACTCCGGCTTTACCGGAACGGTGGAGGGTGGCGTCGTCGAACATCTGCATGTCCTCGCGTACTGGCATGACAAAGCTGTCACGAGTACTGAGGTCGAGGCCGATGACGATCTCTTCGTCTGAGTTATCGAGTGTTCCACCGATGGTACCAGTCCAGTAGGTGGTGAGTGCTTGGGAAGCACCGAGGTCGATTAGCTCATTGAGCTCTACGCCGAATAGGCTTGGAGCTGGGTTGCCATCGCTGTTGATGAGGCTACGGAGAGTTCCGTCATCAACTTGGGTCTCTGCGAAGAGACGAATGTCAGCGATTGCCTCTGGTGAAACGAGTAGGTTGGTCAAACGTGCGTCACGACCACCAGCTTGGCGCTTCATTGCGACCTGAAGATCGGTAACGAGCTTCTTGGTGAATGAACCAGCAGATGCTGCTGTGTCAACGGTCTCAGTAGTTCCGCCTGCTGCGAGGAGGGTGTGTAGACCATCGTCGTTCATCTTACGGGTGAAACCGTTAGTGAAGACTTCGATTGCGCGTGCAATGACATCCCAACGGGCGTCACGGGCGTAATCGAGGTTCCAAGAGATGCTATTAGCAATCTTGTATGTAGGTACGTGTACTTCGTCACCATCGATGACGCGGTTAGGAACGGCACCCTCACGGGCGATTACGAATGCGTCGAACTCAGTACCATCAGAATCAGCTGGGGTGTAGAAGTCGAGAGGGAACTTGGCGTCAATGCCAGCCTCAACGTCAATGCGGGAGAAGATGTCGCCGATGAGAGTTGGCTCTAGGACGCCTTGCTTCCACACGTTTGCTAGGACTTGTGCGAGAGCCTTGCGGTTCTCTAGGGACTGAGCATCGCTTCCAGCGGTTGCTCTTAGTAGCTCGCGGTTTTCCATTTTAGAAACCTGCTTTCTTTATTGAATTTCTGAAAAAAATTACGTTATAAAATACTAAACACAGTTGACTGGTATTAGCAGTCGAGGAACATCTTTACGTAGCCATCGCTGTCTTTTGCCTCTAGAGCGAAACCGACTTCCTGAGCGCCGGTTGCCTGAGTGGCAGAGATTGCGCCTGAGTTGGCGATGTAGAGGGTGTCTCCTGCAGAAACAGCAGTTGAACAAGAAACGCTTAGCTCACCCTTACGAGCGAGGCGAACGACGCCACCCTTGTAGGTCTCGTTCTTGTTGAAGTTGCGGTTAGCAGTAGAGGTACCTGTGTCGAGGTCACTGTCGGTGTCGAGGTTAGCTGGGCGACCAGTTGCTACGACGTCCATGAGTAGGATACCAGCAACGCGAGCGCCACTGATTGCGGTTGCGACTACTTCGCACTCGCCAGCGGTGCTGCTTACACAGCAGAGTTCACCACGGGTTGCGAGGGCATCGAGTCGAAAGTTTACATCGTCAGAGACGATTTTCTGATGGGACTTAAGTGCCATTGTAAAACTCCTTATTAAAAATTGGTAGAATTATCTACCACGTCTTTGTTTAAAAATATCGAGAATAGCTTCTTCAAGCTTGTCATTAAACGTTGGGGCAATGTCGCTTGGTAGAGCGATCTCTGGGGAAACAGGAACAATGGTCTCTAGGTCGAGATCAAGCACCTCTTCGCTTTCGTCCTGCTGGACTTCAACTACTTCCTCAGATACTTCGTCAAGAATCTCTGTCTCCACTGTAGCTTCCTCTGCTGGTGTCTCGACTGCAACCTCAACTGTCTCTTCGACAATATCTTCAGTGGCAACTTGAGCTACCTCTGGGGCAGTCTCTTCGACAACAACTTCTTCAACTACAACTTCAGCAGTCTCTTGAACAGCTTCGGTTTCCACAGCGCTTAGCTCTTCTGTATCGTCTGTCTCCTCGGCAGAAACTTCGGTCTCAACGACTTCAGCAACTTCCTCAGCGACTTCTTCTACTAGAGTGTCTGGCTGTGTACCCTCAGCAACCTCTTCCTTATTGTTTTCCTGGCCTTCCTCAGAGTTAACCTCTTCAGAGCTTGCGTCGAGGATGTCTTTGACCTCTTCAACGTATTCTCCAAATTGCTCATCACTCATGGAAACGACTTTTTCAATTCTCTTATTGATTGAATCTGCCTTTAGACCCGCTTTAACAAGACTCTGCTTTCGAGCAATAACAAGAGATTCGTTCTGGAGGAGGACGATTTGCTTATCAACCTCTTGCATCTCTGCTACAGTGTCTTCTAAAAGGGCCGCGATTCCTCCAACAACAGAGTTGAAAGCTCCTTCTTTTGCTTCTAACTTTGCCTTTGCTGACTCCTGACAACAATTACTGTCGGCTTCATTACATGACTCTACTGACTCAGAGGAGCAACTGTTGTCACTTCCTGCTTCGTCGGTTTGTACGTCGTTAGCCTGTACATTGCTTGCCTGGAGGGCATCTGCGTTTGAATTGTCTTCCATACATGCCTCCTTGTCCTGATTCTCTAGATAGCCTAGGGTATTCTCTGCAATTACGCGCTGAATGTCGTTATCTAGAGCACTACATAGTGCTGGTTTTTCTACTGATTTAGCTTCTTCGTTTGTTGTGGTTCCGGCCTCTAGGATGAGGGACTCTGGGTTGGCAGGAACAGCGACGATGCCGATTCCACCGAATCTGATGTTCCTTAGAACTCTTCCTAGCTTCTCTCCCTGGTAGTATCCTTCTCCACCCATCATTCTTAGGGTTGGGTCAAAGATTGGGGAGGTTTGATCTGTCCTTCTTACGATCTTGTTTCCTACTAGATAGTCGTAGCTTTCAAACCACGCCTCAACAGAAACGAATAGCTCATTCCTGCCTGCCATGCTTTTGACTTTTGCTGCTACTTCTGGGAAGATGTAAGAGTAAACCACAGCGTCGTTTATGATGTCGACTGGCTCTTGTGGGAGGGCTTCACCTTCGATTAGATGACCTTGCTTGTCTGAGGCGTATGTTCGGACCATGTGGCCCACGATGTCTGCATCCTGGTGCTCTAGGTTTACTGGCTTGTGTGCGCCAGTTGAGCGAGCCTGCATTAGCTCTTCTCTTAGGAAGACATCGTCGTTTAAGTTCATTCCCTCAGATACGAGGATTGATCGCATTTTGAGTAGATCTGGCTGATCTTCTTGGTTGGCACCATCGAACACGGAAGCAACGGACTTTGCCCAATCGGAAAAGCCCTCGTCGCTATCTGTCTCAATGATGTTTTGTAGGTCTGACTGTGTAAAGTCACTTAAGTGGGCCTGTGTAAACAGGTTAAGCTTATGCTTCATACTCTTCGATCTCCTCATATGTCATAAGTTTAATGCTCATATTATTATACGAATTTAGGGGACTTACGTCCCCTAAAAATCTTTTATTTTATTTCAGATATAGCCAAGTACTTATCTGGTCTTGCCTTATGATCTTTCCATAAGGAGGACGTCTCCCTTTCGGAAGTTTCCTGAATCCCAGAAAACCTTGATATGAGTGATGGCAGCTGCGGTGCCGCCTAGACCGAACATCCCTCTGTTGGTCAATGGTCCGCCGATGAGGTTGATCCACGCTCCCTGATAGGAAACTACTGAGACAACATCAGTGCTAGCACAATCCCCCACCTGCATCATGATCTTGCCACCTTCTCCGGCGGCATTTCCGATTCCGGAGTTGAATAGCTGAGGCTGTGTGGTTGTTCCGTCACTGAAGTAGGCGTCGGTTCCCTCGTCCTCTGATCTCTGGAAGAAGTAAGAAGTTGCTCCAGACTCGTAAGTGCTTCCACCATCATCACTTATGGAGACTTTGAATCTTTTGCCGTCTGTATCTGGCAGACAGTTGTCGATAATGATCTCGTACTGCTTTGCTCCAGAGCTTACGTCCCAGATGTACTCTGAGGCTCCTGAGGCTATTGTTGTTGAGCTGTAGGTTGGCCCACCGCCCCCTGCGTTTGTTGCGTTGACCCAGTTTGTTCCATTGTATTCAAGAATCTCTCCTGAGGCTGGCGCAGATAGAGAGGTGTCGGTTAATCCGCTTAGTGAGGCTGATCCTGCGGACACTCCTGATGGAACCCAGGTTGATCCAGATAGTGCTAGAACGTCAGTCTCAGTGGATCCTGCTGTGTTTACGTCTGTTAGATCGTTTATACCAGAGACAGCGTTGTTGTCGGTGGCTAGGATTCTTCCGCTAGCGTCTACGAGAAGGGCGTATCCGGCCTCTCCGTATCCCATGATGAATCCGCTTGCGCTTGGGTCTGTTGTGATTTGTAGCGCACCACTCGCATCGACATAAATGTCTCTACCCTGAGGCCCGAACTGAAATAGATTGAAATCTGCCATTTTGACACTTTCTAAATATGGTTATTGTGCTGTGGATCCATCTGGTCCATTGTATTATACGAAATTAATTATTAAAATCTCTTCTTGAGAAGAGCTGTTCCTTGTTTAAAGTTGCCTGAATCCCAGAAAAGCTTAACATGAGTGACAGCAGAGGCTGTAAGTCCCAGACTGACGTGTCCATGACTCTTGTTTACCCCTCCAATAAGATCTATCCACGACCCATGAAACTCAACGATCTTCCTAGCAGTTACGCTCTCTGGGTTGGTGAGATTGAACGTGAAGGTTAAACCCTCGTTAGTTGCATTTCCTGCCCCGGCATTCATAAGCTGTGGCTGCGTTGTTGTGGGGTCTCCGAAGTCATTCCTTGTAGTTCCTGCTAACTCTGTCCTCTGGTAGGAGTAGTCGGTTGCTCCAGCCTTGTAGGTACTTCCGCCGTCAACGCTTATGGACATCTTGAGCCTCTTTCCGTCTGTGGCTGGCAGACAGTCTGTTATTTTTAGCTCTGCGTCTAGAAGGCCAGTGTCAGATACGTCCCAAATGTAGGAAACATCTCCAGAGGAGATAACGTCTGAAGAGTAAGTTGGCCCACCACCGCCTGCGTTTGTTGCGTTGACCCAGTCTGTTCCATCGTATTCAAGAATCTCGCCCGATGCTGGGGCAGATAAAGAGGTGTCGGTTAGCCCGCTTAGTGATCCTGCTGATCCTCCTCCAATCCCCTCGGAGACCTTCCTGTGTACGACAACCCCGGTGTCGATGGTTCCTGCACTGAATGAAAGCTTAATTGTGTCTACTCCTCCAGTTCCTCCAGCCCAGTAGAAGATGCCTTCTTCGTGGATAGGAGTATGAGAAGTTCTAACATAACCGCCTCTATAATCAAAGATGGTGTAGGAGTCAAGGCTATTTGGGTTTGTTGGCCTTGTTACCCTAATATTAATGTGGTTGGATTCCCCAGTCGCGTTACCCGCATTAACGTTATATGGAGCTATGTAGGTTCCTGCTGCGCTTCCTCCGTATGCTTCTGATCCGGTGGATGCAGATGACCTTGTGTAGTGATAGGAGGTTGACTTGTAGGTAGACCCACCGTCATCAGACAGGTAGATTCGTAGAGAAACGTTATCTGTACCAGGAGCCAAGTGAGAAATGGCGATGTCGTGCATGTCTACAGTTGTGTCACTTATGTCGATGACAATCTCAGAAGCTCCAGCTGAAATCTCTTGAATTGAAACATCAACGGAGGTTCCACTGTTTTCATTAATCCAATTGGATCCGTCATACTTTAGATATGCCCCGCTTGCTGGGGATGTTAGCGATGTATCGGTCAACCCACTAAGTGAGGCTGATCCTCCGGACACTCCGGATGGAACCCATGTTGATCCAGAGAGGGCCAAGACGTCTGTCTCGGTAGCCCCTGCTGTGTTAACATCGGACAGGTTTGTGGCAGCTCCAGTTACTTGGTCTCCAAGTGTGGCTGACTCCATTACGAAGGATGTCCCGTTGTGAAATAGCCCCTTTCCGTCTGCCTGCCCTGTGGTAGAAACATCTCCAAGATCTCCAAGGTCTAGAGCTGGAAGACTTCCGTCGTTTAGTAGGGCCCAATCCCCACTGCTTGAGGTTCCAGTGGATACGTATACTAGGTTTCCGGTTGTGTCAATGTTAATTAGGCCAACCTTTGATGGGGTTGTAGATGGGGTTCCAGACTGAGATGTGATGATCGATCCTCCCGCTGCATCAACATTCGCTTCATCTGTTACATCTGCCAAGGCCTCAATGGCGTTAAGCTTGGTGTGGTCTGCGTCTGTGAAGACATTTGAGTCTGTAGCCGCTTCTACTGCGGCTCTTATCTCGGCGTCTGACTGGTCTGCAGTCGCGCTTGTCTCAATTCCGTCCAGCTTAGTCTTGTCTGCTCCAGTCTGGAGTCCGGCAAGAGAGGTGGTGGCAGCTGGCAAGGTGGCATTGGTTCCATCGGAGCTAGTTACTGTTCCAGTAGCGGCTGCCGTACTGTACCCCAAGTCTGTGCTAACGTTGGTTGATTTCGCAGTGTTGGCGTCAACGTCTGTCTGGATGGTGGCCAGCCCGGATGGTGTTACGACCCTTAGCCCGTCAGTCCCTGCGTCAACTTCTGCAAGTGTCGCAATCTCAACAATTCCAGAGGTAGTAATGGAGGCTGGGGACTCATCTCCTGAGTTTGTGTTTGAGGTGTTTCCTAGGATTGTGACGTATGCGTCTGTAAGCGCATTGGTGTTCGCATTGTTCTCGTAGGCGGTCTTTATCTCAGCGTCTGACTGATCTGCAGTCGCACTTGTCTCGATTGTGTCAAGCTTTGTTCCGTCTGTAGCAACATCTCTTCCGTTAATTGTTCCGCTTGCTAGGACTAGGCCATTTCCGTCAACTGAAAAGTTGGTGGTCCCTGCGTTGTTTTGAACATGGAATACGTGATCTGTGTCCGCTGCTGAGCCTCTTCTGAATCCAACTGCTCCATTTGCTGTGTTGGTTAGTATCTCTGGCTCGGCAGTGGAGTTGTCGTACGCTGCCTGCAAGTCTGTGATTGACGCTCCTCCTGCGCTGCTTCCTCCTGGGAACTGAGGTGCCTCTAGGAATAGTGCCTCTGCTGAGTCTGATAGGTCTGTCGCTCCCTTGGCAACGATCAGCCAACCCCTTAGGAGTCCGTTGGCCTCGATGGATGGCTCTGTTATGTAGGACTCTGTTGCGATTGCGTTAACTGCGGAGTCTAAAGAGTTGTACTCGGCGACCCCCTTCTGTACTTTTAGGTTGTTTGAGGTGAAAGAGTAGAATCTCTGAATTGACCACTTGTTGTTACCAACAGCAGTGTGTCCGCCTGCTCCGTCATCTAAGTTGTCTGGATCAATAGATGTTCCAGTTGTTCCGTTGTCTCCATTGCTGAATCTGTATTGGAAGGTTGCGGCACTTAGGGCTGCTAGGGTGATGACATTTGGATTGTCTGCGTCATTGTGGTAGTTTGACCCGTTCTTGAACATGTCTCCCTCGGACTTGTTTACAGACAGGTTTGCTCCATTTGCGCTGACAACGTTACCATCGACATTGAAGAAGCCAATTGCCTCTGCAAGGTCTGTAAGTTGACTTCCAATATTGTATGATGTCTGCTGTTCATTGTTGACCACGTCAACTGCTGTTAGGTTTACGTGGACTGCAACTCCTAGTGGAATAAGAGATCTTCTCTGCTGAGGAGTCCATTTGGTGGTTGACTCCACTAGGGTGCCAGATGAGCTAATTCCTACGAATGTGATTAGGTTTGTAGCGATGTTTGCCGGAGTGTTATTTGTTAATCCAGTCCATGACACATATGTCTCTACTCCTGTATTGTCTGTAACCTTGCCTGTTCCGTCTGTGATTGAATACTCAGCAGCTCCAGCTCCGGTTGATAGGACTCCCCCGGTTAGAAGTCCAGTGGACTCCTCTTCTTTTAGATTTGGATCATCGAGCCATGCAGATCCATTATATTTTAGTGCTGATCCACTTGCAGGGGCTGTTATGGTGGTATCTGTAAGTCCACTAAGGGATGCTGAT